ATGGGAGACGCGACTATTTACAAGCATCCACGCACGCCTTATTGGCAGGCTCATTTTCTGGTTTGGGACTCGGCACACCAACGATGGAAAGCTAAGACGGCTAGCACTCGGTGCAAAGATGAGGCTAAGGCACTGGAGATTGCTCGCGAGTTTGAGCGGCTGTCTTTGGTGGCGTCTGGACAGTCGGGACAGACACGGGTTACTCGCGATTTTACCATGAATGTCCTGAACGATATTCTGCGCATCTCAGGACACCGCGAAGTGCAAGACACGAAGTCCTGGAAAGAGTATTCAGAAAGATGGCTGGCCGCGATGGCGCGAAAGGTGCCGCAGTCGCTAAGCAAGTCGTCGCTGGAGCTTTACAAAGGGCATGTGAAAAAGTTCACGGCTTTCTTGGGGAAGGATGCGACTTTGCCGATCAACTTTGTGACGACTGAAAAGATTCAGGACTGGTATTTGGCTGGATCTGCCAACGGGCTCAGCGCGACGACGCTTAATAGCGATTTGCGCACCATTCATACCATTTTCAAGCGCTGTCTGGCGGAAGGTTACATCTCGCTGAATCCCTGCGCTTTGATCGACCGTGAAACGCAGACAGGGAATAAGCGCACGGATTTCACGAGTGATGAAATCAAGACGATCACCGATTACCTGCAAGGGCAGCGTGGTATGGAGGATTGGCTGACGGTTTGGCTACTTGGGCTTTGCACGTCTCAACGTCTAAGCGATTGCGCGAATGCGAGCCGGGCTCATTTCTTGGTGCAGCCTGATTTCTGGATTTGGGAACTGACGCCGAAAAAGACGAGCAGGTTCAAGAAAAAACTGCGCGTGCCGATTGTCGAGCCGTTGGCAGGCCATCTGCGGGAGCTTTGGAAACGTCCTTCAGATTCATTGTTTTTGGCCCCTTCATTGGAGGGTCGCCTGACGAGCAATCTGTCTAAAGCCTTCGGTAAGATATTGGATGATGCTGGAGTTTCTAGGGGGATGCAGGTTAAGAGTGGCGCTGGTCAGAATTTCGCTGCCAAATCATTTCACTCGACCCGCCACACTTGTAATTCGCTCCTGGCAAACGCAGGGGTGCCGATGGACATTCGTCGAGCGATTACAGGCCATGCGGACGATGTCACCAACATGATTTACACTCATTTCTCGGACGAGAAAAAACAAGAGGCTTTGGCGTCTGCGTTTAAGTTTTAGCGGGTTACTCTTCTGGATGGATGGCGCGGGAGATCTCCCGCGCTTCAGTCTGGGCACGATCACAGGTAATGAAGTCGTGGGCCATGCCTTGTCTGGCAAACCAGTTTCCGCCACCTAGTTTTATAAACTCGGTGCCTCGGTCGGTGACGACACTTCCAAAAATCTGCACGCTGTCAAAGTGCTCCATGAGAGCGGTGACATGGTGCTGGACAATTTTCTGCATTTCTTCGGTGGTAAGGTCGGATTGCATAATCAAGGGATGTTATTTAGCACTTAGGCCTGCTGCTAAATCATGGCCTCAGCAAAAGCTGGGACCGTGATTTAATCTTCTGATACTCGCTCATCGCCCTGTCCAATTCGGCACGGGCCGGACCGGTCAGGCTGGCGCGAAAGCGTTGCTGGTTTTCTTTCCCACTGATGATCATAAGCGGGTTTTTGTAAAAGAGCAGACGCTGCACGTCCTGACCGTTTTGAATAGGTGCCCCAAATTCCATCAACTTCTTTTTCAGGTTAGCGATGGCTGTTAGGTTAGGAGTGTCCTGGGCTAATTGCGAAAAGAGAGCACTGCGCGCGCGGCTGGTCGGTGTCGTGCTACCAAAGTCCATGCCTTCCGTTGTTGGTAGCTTGTTGGCTTTACGCCAGTCGTCAGCGATCCGGTAGAGGTCGGGCACAGCATTCCGCACATCCAGTCCTACCACGGCACGGGCCACCGCTTGCGTAGGACTGCGGGTTTCTAGCGTTTTACCCGTGCTACGGGTGCCAGCATTCAGAAGCGTTTGGAAACCGGTGCCACCGGGCACTAAAGGAGGTAGCACGGTTTTAGCGGCATTGTCTAGGCGAGCGGCAATCTTCTCGCCGGCAGTCATGTTATTCTCGACAAACGTGCGATTCCCAAAAGCGTCTTTCCCTGTCATCTGCGCATAGAGCAGGCTACCAATAGGCCCAGCGGCCACGAGGCTGCGGAGTGTCTTCTGCCACCAATCTTCGCCATCTCCGCCTTCGACACGGTTACCCAAGAAATCGACGAATGGATGCACGGCGGAAATGTCAAACTGCTGGATCTGTCCCTGGTCACTGCGCACCGGCAGCAGCATGGAAAAAAGAGGCATCCCCTCCAGCGGCGTCGGTCCAAGCAGCTTCCCAGCTTTCCCGCGCATGTCCTTCTTCAGTTCTTCCAGGTCGTCGTCATCCAGTCCCAACGCTAAGGCGCTCAGGAAAGTGACCAGCGACGGCACCGAGAGGCCGGCAGCCAGCGCAATTGGGCGCTCCTTCAGTGCATTGCCAAAGATGCGGATGGATTCACGGTAGAAGCCCAAGAACGGCATCGCCGTGCGTCCCAGCAGTTTTAGCGTGCCGGAGGTGCCACCATCGAAATACGGGAACCACTGGCGGACGTGGGCGGCGGATTTTTCAGGAGTCAATCCCATGCTTTGAGCCTTCAGGTAAGCAGCCAGCTTGAAGACCTCATCTTCCGCCTGGTAGGCATTCGCAATGTGGTTGTAGCTTTTGCTCAATGGATTCTTTGCCCATTCAGGGACCAGTTTACCGAGAGCCTTCCCGATGCCGAGTAGAGCGTCCGGTTTGCCGTCGTCTTGGATCGTGGCAGGGTCGGGTAGGATCTGTCGCAGAGTTTGGCGCAATTCAGCACTGACAAAGTCGGCGCCGAGCACACCGTTTTCATAGGCCTCTTGTAGAGTGCGTCCGCCATCGCGCAGCGCGCTCAGAGCCTGGCGGTAATAGGTTAGATTGCCAGGGTTCCAGACGGACGCACCAGCTAGCTGACTGAAAAAGATATTGCCGAGCACGTTACGCACATGCGTCCCAGGATTCAGCACCGTCTTGCCAGTTTTCCACCAACCCATGAGGGTATCATAAAGCCGAAGAGCCGTGTTCGGTGACTCAATCATTTCCAAGAGTTGTCCAGCGATGTCATCCTGCACAAATTTTCCTGCCAGCCTACCAAAGCGGGCATTGTCTGGGATCTCCGTAAAGTCTGCTACCTGCACGTCTGAAATCCATTCAGGTTTGCTGGCCACAAAGTTGAAGAACGCCGCCGTGGAGTTATCATGCACCATCTGAGCCATGTAGCGGGAAATTGAGTAAACAGGGTCCATGATCAGGCCGGCATCCTCTTTTTCCTGCACACTCAGCGGGGCCATTTTCTGGAAACGGTAACGTTGAGCGCGCGTCAGCTCCTTGATGCGTCCGCGCAATTCTTCGGGCAGTTTGGCCGGTGCGCGCAGATCGGCCAGGGTCAGTTTCTTATTCTGACCACCGCGCATTTGCAGCGTATCCAGCACGTTCTTAAGGATGAAATCCTCATAGAAAGCGTCTCGCTGCCCCTGATTGCGGAAGCGCCATTGATTGCCCTGCCAGTTTACAAGGCGAGGCTCCCCGCCGGCGTCCTTGTTTTCTCGGTCGCTAATGTGCCAGGCCGTCGTGCGCTGCGCGGTAATGTCGCGCAGTCCCAGGCGGAAGCGTTTAGTCAGGCTCTTTTCCCGCTGCACATCCTCCTTGTAGTAGTGCGGCATGTAGCCTTCGCGCAGGTTTTCAAACGTCTCCAAAGACATGCGGCCTTGCTTTACTGCTTCAGTGCCTTGCTCGATGAGCATGTCCCGTAGCCGTTGCGCGAGTGCTTGCAGTTCTGCTGGCAGACCCGAAAGCGGAGCTTCCCCCGTCATGGCCAGATACATTTTCTTCCGCCAAACCGGATTTGCGGAAAACTCAGCGGGGTAAACCAAGTCGGAGAACTTCGGATTTCCCGACAGAGCCCGAACAAGGTCCATAGCCTTCTGGCTACCTATGGCCGTCTTAATTTCCATCTCACGCTTAGCCGCGGCCACTTCACGCGGCAGAATGCTATCCGGCATAAATTGACCTTTGACCGCTTTCAGTGCAGCCAGAAAGGGCTTGGCATCCTCCGCCCCTTGCCATTTAGCAACGGTTTCGGATACACCGACCTTGTCATCAAGGTGACGCGTAAGAGCAGCCATTTTGGCCGAGACATGGCGGTCCAAATGATTCCAACCTAGCGCGGCGAGCGGGGATGGAGTAGTAGTGCCTTTAGCCAGTCCCATGCGCCGGCGTTCCGTTGCCCACTCTTCAAACGCGGCCACGCTAGGAAACTCGGCAATGCTACCGGCTCCTTTCCAGCCTGGCGTATAGTTTTTCAGGTATTCCGAACGAGCAGCCACCGCATCACGGATGTCCACACCGAGCACGACTTTATGCTCATCAAATTGGCCGGCTGTGTCCATCTGATTGACCACAAACACCGGCCCATTGTAATCCGCCGGCGTGCCGGGCTGGATGTAAATATCGATGTGGTCGCCATCTTTGCCCTGCGTGCCTCGGATGTAACCGTAATGGTCATGCAGTCGAATGCTCCATTTTGTCCCATCTGGATCGGTGCCAGAGCGCACGCTGCCAGCGGGATTCTCGATGGAAATGTCCAGTGGTCCCAGATTAAAACGACCGACTTTATAATTGCCGGCTTTTTTCTGCGCTGCAGACGGCTCAGGTGTTGAGTTAAGCGGGGATGTGGCTGCCGTTTGAGCAGCGGCATCGAGGGAGTTAGTGGTCACAACACGTTTCTTGCCCGCAAACAGCCTTGCACTTCGATCTCCTAGCGATTGAGCTTCTTGAGTGGCCTGTTGCACGAGAGCCCCAAGTCCTTTGACGTTGCGCAGAGTGTCCTGGGTAATGATGCCAATGACGGGATCATTGATGCGACCGGCTCCTTGATTATCGCCCACAAGGTTGTCGGCGTGCAGGTCCAGAACCAACCATGGGCGCCCCTTGACCACGGTGATGTAGGCTCGTGGAGCGTTGTAAGTTATCAGGTTGGTAGGAATCTCCATGATCCCAGAAGCACGACGCGCGGCGGCGTTGCCTGAATTGTCAATGAAAGCGTCTTGGCTGCCGATGCCAGGATTCGGACTCAGCGGTTGCTTCAGGTAGATGTGTCCTTGCGGACCAATCGCGGCAATTTCGGTCGGCGTGCCGCCAAAGTCAGACATGACGGCAAGACGTACGCCAATGGCGCGGGGATTCTTGGCAGGCTGGAAAGACCAGTCGAGCCGGTTCAGACTGCTGTGTCCCACATGTGGCCAGATACCGCCGGCAGGGTTGCCACGACCGTCTTGCAGACGCTTGTAAATTACGCCGTTTTCACGATCCAGATAAACGATGGATTCCACTCCGTCCGTGTTGGCGTTTAAAGCCTGGATGTCAGCTTCCTGGGCTGCCGTGATCACCGGCACGTCAAAAGCCGCACCGAGGCGCTTGGCTAAATCCGGTCCTGGGGTCCAGTCGAAGTCTTTGCGCGCAGCGGCACTTCCCTGCCGGAGGGGTCCGTCTTCAGCGACGCGGGCGAAATGGACATCGCGTATCGCGGATCCTTGTTCAGCGGTAACTCGTGATCCTCGAATCGACGATTTTCCGGCAGTCCGGCTGTCCAGTTGATTGGCTTCGGTGTCATCCCCCATCATCGGCGCAGTTTGGCCTTTTGCAAGGCTGGAGACCGGTTGCTCCATCAGGCCCATCTCAACAAAGCTCATGTTTCTATCCGTGAAAGGTATTACAGCATCCACAAAGCGCAGACCTGAAGATTTACCCATCTCCTTGAGATGTCTTACAAGGCGGTTTTGCTCGTCGCTTATACCGTTATCTTGGCCATTGTTTTGCGGAAAACCTACCAGGAAGCCATAAGCGCCTTCTCTGGCCGCGCCAAAGATAATACGCTGTGCCACCTCGGCGTTTGTGCTTGATGCAGGAATGCGTTCAACGGCCCGGACAGCCAATCGTGTATCCACAAAAAGCACATGCAAGTGGTCAGGGTCAGCGGTGCGCAGTGTTGCGAGATACGGTATTACTGCGAGAGGGTTATTTCCATAAAAAGTCGCATTGGATCGGCCCGTCGGCAGCACTTCCCAGTCAGCTAGATTTCCCATTTCTGGCTGCGCGGGAGTAGGTAAGATTGGCAGCGTAGGTTTAGTCTTGCCGGACGGTCCTTGGCCGTTAATAAAGCCGCTCTCACGGTAACTGTAATATCTTTCACCGTTAGTAACAACATGGTCGATTAACGGAAGTCCATAAATAAGGCCCATTTCACGAAACGTGCGGGTGATTCTATTGTCAGCGTCGCTGGGGGTTGGGTCTCCACTTGGGTGGTTGTGAGCAATGAGCCATCCCGCTAGTTTAGTTTTCGGGTTGGCTAACTTTGCACTAGCCAAAACCCCAGCAATGCTTTTTGGGTCTGCAATAGTTTCGTTCAAGCTACCCACATGAACGATTTGACTGTGAACGACCTGGTTAGAGTCGTCCACGACAGCAATTTTAAGAGTCTCAAAATAAGGAGTGCGAACAGCAAGATTAAATGCCGCAAAATCGGCGGCGGTTTTAATTACAGCACCTCGTATATCAAAGCTCGGTATCTGCCGGCTTGTAAATTCCTGCAAGATAGTAGAGAGAGTATCTTTCTCTTGAAACGCCTCTCTAATTGCGCCGACGTTTTGGGAAACTAACCCTCTCCATTCCCGCTCAGCACGTTCTCGCAGTTTGTCGAGTCGTCCACTGTCCCGAACATTTCCTGCGGCAGAGGGTAACTGATAGGCTTGAGTGGAGGCATTGGCTGCGGCGCGGATGGCGCGCTTGGCGGCTGGTTGCTTATTAGCGGGGACGTTGACATTGGGTAAATTAAGGTAGCCTTGAATGTAGGAATCACTCAGAGGGTCTTTAAACCCATTTTTTGGCAACGCTCTTTTTCCTGCGCTGTAAGCTTGTGATTGTCCACTTGTCGCGTCAGTGCGTGCTCTGGCAAGCTCAAAGAGTCGTTTGGCTTGATCGGCACTGCCGTCAATGGCACGTTCAGCTTTGTTAAACCATTGCTTGTAGGAGTCATTGAAAAGACCATACATCACAGGTTGGACTTCTTCAAGCGGCTTCGTAAGTAGCATAGAGACCTTCTGACTAAGGCGCTCGATGTCACGCTCGCTAGTCTGGCGCAGGTCGGACGCTGCAAGCGTCGCCACACCAGCCACAGGAATACCCTCTTTCTCAAGCATGGCACGCATTGCTAGCCAACTTTCGCCAGTATTGTGAATATCTTCTACCAGCCAAATAGGGCGGCCTGTAACTTGGCGTAGATCATTCAGATCTGCATCGGGCTGGTATTCAACAGGGTCAGACATCTTAGCCCAAAAAGTGGTCTTAGCCTTGGCTTCACGTTGGGCAGTCGGAACCGCATAATTACCGCTGGCAATAGTAGCACCGGACTGAGCCAGACGCTGAGCCAGGCGGAACGGCAGCACATTCTTCCCGCTGGTAGATGGCATCGGCACCAGCACAGCGTTTTTGGGAATGCTGCTAAAAGCCTCGGGCCGGTAGAACTGTTCAATGATGTTGTCGGCTTGCTCACTATTAAATCCGCCGGCAGTCCATGCGTTTTTGGCGGCTTGCAATTCAGCAACGTTTTTGCTGGAGGCCAGTAAGGGTGTAGTTTGGCCTTTGGCAAGGGATGGGCTCGCAGATGATTCAGCCGATTCGGTGGCGGTTTCTGGCGGTGAAGACTTTTCCCGCAGACGGGCATCCACTTCCTGAGATTCGAGTTCGAGAGCAGCTAGTTTTTCCGCTTCTGGAAACGTGCCAATCGCGGCCAGTGTTTCCCGTAGTTTTTCAGCTTTGGCGGCGTCATCGGCCAAATTTTGGCGGGTGCGCTGCACGGTGTCTTGCAAATCAGCAGGCAGACGGCGGAGATTATGAATCAGGCTACCAGCGCCACTGAATTTAATCAGATCACGGCCTTTATCATCCAGAACGGCCCCAGCAGTGCTGCTGTTTGGCATGGTGATGTAGATGTTTAGCGGCACTTCCTGCCCGTTGATGGTCAGGCTAGCAGGTGACTGCGTCATGCCACGGCGCTCTAGGCGCTTGGAGGTATCAAGCAGCCAGTTGTCTAGCTTGGCGGTCACGGATCCCTCTTTGCCTGCGGTGTCGATTACCAGCCCTCCAAACTCATAGACGGCCTTATCTGAAATATCCGTATCTTCTTTGACTCCTTCCGGTTTGGGGGCTGTGCGGGTCCACAGCTTGGCGTATTTATCGGCTTCTTCCTGGGCGGCTGCAATGGCGCTATCCCCGTAGCGGAGATTGGTTTCTAGTCGTGATAGACGGCTGCGTTTGCCAGCCAGTTCATTCGTAAAGGCTTCACTTTGCAGGCGTAAATCTTTGATTTCTTTTTCGAGTTCGATGCGGCGAATGAAGTCAGGATCTCCGAGGGTTCGGGCGGCCATTTCGGCCATATTGACCGCTACGGGGTCGGTTGGATCATCAAACGTATCCTGCATTTCCTCTCCCATGAGAAGCTGGGTGATGAAACGCTGCTTACGGGCAAGTGTACCGTAAATGGCGCTGTCCATGCTGCCTTCGGTGCCGTAGTTGACGACTTCTACCTCTTCATTCCAAGCGGGTTTTCCTTCCACCTTCTCGGCGTGCAGGTTTCCTTGCCGGATAATACGGCCATTTCGCTGCTCCATCATCGCCGGCGTAAAATCACGCGGCGGCATGAGGTGATGAACCGCTTTTAGACGGGTCTGAATGTTGACACCAACGCCCAAAAGCTCGGTGCTACCCATGATGATACGAATCTCGCCGGCATCGACTTTTTCAAAAAGCGCGGCCTTAGCCGTGTCCGTCATGCCAGACTTCATGAGGTGAATCTCTTTCTCAGGCACGCCAGCCGCCACGAGCTTATTTTTCACATCGACATAAAGATCAAACTCACCATCCCCACCGTATTCTGGGAAGGGATGCCCAGTGAAAGGCATCAGATACTCCATGCTAAAGGGGTTCCGCAAATCACTAAAAATGATCTGGGTGGTTTTGTTCTTTGCACCGGCCTTGTAGATCTCGACGACACGACCCACGGCAGTATTCACCTTACTGCCAGGATCATCGGGCAGGTTCGGAGAGAGCAAGCGCGGATCTAGGGCGGCGGCGATGCCTGCTGCCATGGTCTGAATCGGCACGGCAGTAAACTCTTCTTTCTCGTCAGGTGCCGCGTTTTTCCAAAGCTCATTTACGTTGCGGGTCCAAGCATTGAAGCGGTCAATGCTTTCCGTCGCGGGCACAATGACCATCTCAGGCTCTCCCCCTTTGATCTTGGGCACATCCAGCCCTAGACTTTCATTTCCGAATGCCACATCAAACATGGTGCGGACCATGGTAATCAAAGCACTACCATTCTGGAACTTGGCAAAACGGGTTTCCATTTTTGGGGTTCCACCCCAGGCCATTTCTGCTTCGGTCACGGTCTGCCCGTAGCTGGTGGCAAAGTCGTCAAAGTTATGGATGCCAAAATCTTCCAGTACATCAGGAGCCATGAACTGCATCATGATGTAGGCTTCTGCCATGCTATTCTTGATCGGCGTGCCCGTGGCGAGGAAGATGTTCTTTCCACCGGTGCGACTCTGCACGTCACGGCATTTCAACATGAAATTGATAGCGCGCTGGCTATTCCCACTGGCTGGCACGCCTTTCACGCGGCCCATGCGGGTAATGATGGGCAGGCTCTTGTAATTGTGAGCCTCATCCATGATGAGCGCGTCAATACCAAGATCTTCCCACATGACGGCGGTGTCTTGGCGAGCTTTAAGCTGGTCCAGCATTCCTTGACGGCGTTCTTTGAGGCGTTTCACCATGCCTTCGAGGTCGCGCACCTTGGCCTTATCCTTTGTGGAGTTCACAATAGCCACAAGTTCCTCAATCTGACTGTCCATATAAGCTTTGACGGCGCTCTCTTTGTTCGAAATTAGGTCAAACTGGGAATGGGGAAGGATGACGGCATCCCAGTCACCCGTAGCGATCTTAGCCACCAGCTTTCGCCGATTCTGGGCTTGGAAGTCAGACTTGGAAGGCACCAGCACCTTAGCGCCAGGGTAGGCTTTGAGGTAGGACTTGGCAAACTGGCCAAGCGTGGCGTTTTGCACCACGATCATAGGTTTCTTAGCCAGTCCAAGCCGGCGCATTTCCTGTGCCAGGATAATCTGGTTAAAAGTTTTTCCGCTACCGACTCCATGCGCCATCATGCCTCGCCGAGTGGTCAGGAAACGTGCGATCACACCCCGCCGATGCGGCTTGGTGTAAACGTAGTTGGTATTCAATCCAGGGAACTTCAGGTAAGCGCCCGTGTGTTTTGGCGTGACGTACGAGTTATTGGACTCGTTAAAAGCGTTCTCGGTGGCTTCCCAAACGGGGACCGATTGGCCTTCAATCTCGACCATGTTGTCACTTGTCTTGACAAAGTCGATAAATGCTCGGCGCATCTTATCCAAAGCTGTCTTGGCGGCTGCGGTGTCCTTTGCATTAAAGGTCCGGTTGTCACCACTGCCGTCATAGACTAGCGGCTCTGTCATATCGAGCGCGTGTTTAAACAAGGCAGCGGCTTTCTTCCGTTCGGAACCGTGATCTTCCGTCTTGTAGAGGCCAGTGCCGGAAATGATCCAGGAGTTACCAGCGGGAATGTATTCAACGGTGTCACTTCCCTGAAGCACTTCTTTGATGAAGGCATCATAGACTGGCGCGGGAATCCAGCGTGCCCCCAGCACGGGAGAAATTCGGGCAATCTCTTTCCGCTCAGGCTGGGCAGCGGTGAGAGCTTCTACGTTTTTAGTGAATCGTGGATCATCTTTGGCAGCTTCTTGAGCCGTCTCTAGTTTTTGGCGGACGTTCCCAGAAAGGTATTCTTCCCCTTGCTCCAAAAGGCTGGTATCAGGGTTGCGGAAGATGTCAGGGCGCAGCAAAGCCTCCGCCTCAAAACGCTCTACAGTGCTGCCGAGCAGGCTGGCAGCATAAGCCGAGTCAATCGTTCCTCGCCATGCCAAGGCCAATTCTAAAGCTTCATCGGTGGTCTGTGCGGAGGTAGGCTCAACGATAGGACGACCAATGCGTTTGCTGAAGATTTCCGCTTTTTGGTAGGTATAAGACTTCTTGCCAGTCTTGGAATCGACGGCGGTTATTTCTGTCTCCAGCGCGGCAGTCAGCGGATAACTTGGGTCACTGGTCAGGTGCTTATGGCTATTGGCAAAACGGCGTGAAATCGGTTTATGCCGCATAACGTGGTTGTCATAGAGCACGTTTAGGTTACGGCGCAGGCGGTCCAGTCCCGTTTCCTCAAAGGAATTGCTAGTTTCGGCCTGCACAAGTTCTTCCGCAGCGTCTGCGACTTTGCGCCATGACCGCCACGTCTTCACCATCTCGGCATTGGTTGACCACTCCGCTTCTTCCATGCTGCCGTCTGGCTGCACTTCGTAGAGCTTGCCATTCTGTTCCTTAAACGAAAAAGGTTTATCATCACGATCTGCCAGCACGGTGGCTTTAGCCTCTGCCGTGTTCTGCCGCCCCATCACATTCTGGGGTAAGCTGGGAATGAGGGCATCGAGGGCGCCAGTGACATCCAAGGTATCAGGAGCCACAAGCGCGTAACCGCCGGCTCGATACATCGACGACGCGAGCGTATGTGTGCCAAGCGCGTTCTGAGGATGGTTTACAAAATATTCGTTCACCATGATCGGCGCGGAGACGTCGATGGCTTTCTTGTCGCCTTTAAAGTATTCTTTACCCACGATGTCACCTGTGCGGACCGCTTCACGGCGAAGTTCATCGACTGTCTGGTCTTTCCCCTGCACTAAGGTAATGGTTTGTCGGCCTACTTCTGTAAGATTGCGCCATGCTTCGCCTTGAAAAGGCGTCCCGTCAGGCTTGCGCAAGATGATAATGTCCGTCGTTACTTCGGTCCCTGCATTTTCTTTAAAGGCATTGTTTGGCAGGCGAAAAGCCGCCACAAGATCCCCTTTGGAAGCAATGAAATCCCGTTGTTTGACGTTGTTCTGCATCGTCGATTCCGACGTGATAAAAGCCACCAAGCCACCAGGCTTTACTTTATCCAACGCATGGGCAAAGAAAAAGTTGTGCAGGTTCAAACTAGGAAAACCTTTTTTTGATGGGCCGGACTCATGGAAAGGAACGTTGGAAATAACCAGATCCAGAGAGCCATTCGGGATACGGGCACGTTCAAAGCCGAGGCCTGTCACTGTCCGCGATTCATTGGCAGAGTTTTCATTAACGACTGCCTCTGGGTAAAGCTTAGACAGCAAGCGGGCGCTGAGGTCATCGAGCTCTACGGTCTGCCACTGCGTTTGATCCGCCAGTGCCGCCGGTTGCACACCGAGGTAATGGCCATTCCCCGCGCTGGATTCAAGAGCTCGCCCACCTTTAAATCCAAGCCTATCTACCATTTTCCACATGGCGCGGATAAACGGCACGGCGGTGTAGTGAGCATTAAGAGTGCTGGCGCTGGCGCTAGAAAACTCATCTGCAGTCATGCTTTCTTTCAACAGCTTATGCAGCGGACGGTGATTCTTTTCCCAGCTTTTCAGCCAATCTGGCATGTATTGGCGGCGATACTCGGGAACGCCGTCCCAATATTCTGAAATGTCTTTTTCGTATTTGTTATTAAAGGCCTCTTTGAAAGCGCCCCAGCCGGTATAAGAAGCCAGTGTTTTCTTTTCTTCAGGCGTGGCGTTTCGGCGCTCATCTTCCAGCACTTTTAGCAAGCGGATAGCCTCAATGTTGGCGGTGACCTTGGCTCTTTCTGTGGCCGGTGCTAAATTCTCAACGTTGTCAGGAACTTCAAAGTTACGTTCGGGACTTCCTACATCTGGGCGTAGGATTTTGGTGGCATTAGGATTTCCAGCATCTCCAGGCAATCTGGGCATATCTGCGTTAGTGCGGCCTTTAATGTCATTTCCTGCTGAGTCGTCAGTTCTAGGTCCGCGAGTTGTTGTTCCACCATCGGCATTAGTTCCGCTGCTTCCGCTGCTTCCTGTGAATCCGGCTCCGTCTCCAAAGAGAGATCCTTCCCCTCGGGAAGTTGAGACCATGCCTGTTTGTCCAAATAGGTCACCAAGGCCTCCGGTTGTTTCAGCAGACGAGGCAGGGCGTCCAGTCCGAGCAGGGCGTGGAGCACGTTGGGAAGTTGGTCGGGGTCGCGCATCGGTGAAATCTCCAAAAAGGTCAAGGGTTTGAGCTTGCTGAACCTTCGCCTCATTCTGGGCTGGGGTCAATAATGTCTCAAGGCCGAGGCCGGCGTTGAAAGAAAAAAGGTCGGGAGTGTTATCGGTTGCGGTGCGGCCTTTGGTTAAAGATGGCGTTTGGCTTTCGCGGTAGCCGTCATTAGCAAACTCATCGAAAGCGGTGACTATCTCAGAAACATCAGCGGCATCGGGGGCACTGTCAGCAAGATCGGCGGGTGTCGTATCGCGCGGCGTGCGGCGTGCAAGGTAAAAATGGGCGATGTCTTGCAGTGAATAGCCTTCTGCTGCACCAATGGCGAGCGGTGTATTCATGCTGCCTACGGGGAAAGGCGAAGGCTTACCGGTGGCTTGATTGAGCTTTCCAGTAGCAGCAAGTGCAGCAAACTCTTGCACGGTCATGTCATTGACCTGCGCGAGCATTTGAGGCCAGTCTGGCGCTACTTCTTCGCCGGCGGCGGAACGCTGAACTTCCCGTAAGGGAGTTTGTCTAGGGCCGTTTGTATCTCTTTCTGCTGCGCTATTTCGGCGGCTGTTATTGGTGGAGATTTCTTCATTGGAACGACTGTCTAAGATACCCCAAAACTGGGGATTTACAATGGAAAACTGCGGGCCTGGAGCCGTTTTTTCAACAATGGCGTGAGGTTTTGGCGGCGTGTTATCGTACACATCCGCCAGATCCACGAGCGGAATGTAAGCCTTCACCGCGGCGTTGAAGGAGCGATGAGCCCCCATCAAAACATCGACCGGCACCCAGCGGCCTGAATTTTGCCCACGCAACACGGCGCGGGTAATGGCTTCTCGGGGGTCAATACTGACGCCAATGAGATGAATCTTTAAACCCGAGGCTTTCCAGCGCTTGAATAACACCTTGGTTTTTTCTGCATTGGCTAAAGTGCCGTCGAAGACAATATTGTAACGGGCGGGTTTCCCCGCAGGAATGGCGCGATCCATAAGCAGCGTGGTAATCTGGCTGCTTTCCTCATGCACCGTGGCAGCGGCTCGGCCATCGCCGGCTAGCTTTAGCTCATGATACTCAGGAATGAGTTCTTTGATGTCGTCCGCATTGATCTCGACCGTGTTGTCGGTGTTGACTGTGCCTCGCTTTTTAAGGATGCCTAAAATGGTGCTTTTACCAGCGCCACCGCCACCGCCCATGGCGTAGAGAGTGGGCTGCGTGCCAGCAGGCACAGGCGTAGCACGCTGCATAAAATACTGCACCACGGCGCGCTGAAAAGCAGCCCGTGGAATGGTTCGATCAGCGGGAAGGATTCCCGTCACCACCAAAGGATGATCGGTACGCAAGGTGGCACTGGTTTTGGTTTCTGTCGGCTTCAGGAGGTCATCATCCGCCGGCAGCGTCTTCGGCATGTTGGGGAAACCGTATTCATTCCACCCATGCGGCCAATCGGCCCCAAACTGCTTTAACAAACGCGGATCAGTCGCTTTACTGCCTGAATATAAGGCCGGCGGCTCAGGAGTAGGTTGTGGCTGTGCTTGGGAGGCGACTTGATTGTCGAGTTGGTCAATGCGGTTTTGGCTACGCGGTGTCTCAATGATGAGATCAATCGGGTAAACACTGCCGTCTGTGGCGGTAATGAAGTTTTTAGGCAGCGCATCAGAAACGACAGTGCTGCCGTCCCACCACGCACCTTCATAAGCGCGCTGGAAGCCTTTCCGGCGCATATAGCCGTCAATCTCTTCCAATGTAGATGGCCGGCCTCTCTGCCAGCGCTGCGAAGTGACAAGTCGGGGACCTGATTCACCAGGGAACTGAATCCAGCCTTCGATGGCGATGTCATCCCCAAACATTTCGTTTTGGCGGGCCATCTGCTCTAGATAACCACCCAGAGAACCGCGAGCACCAAATTCGCCGGCGTTGGTGAGCTTAATAGCCGTGTCTCCGCGTGGGTCTCGGTGACGGTAAACAGTGTGTTCTTGCCCTTTTAAAAGGTCTTCTTCAGGTATCTGCCGTACGTGTTGACCCCATGCGCCAAGGTCTAGCTTTGGGAGCGCTTCCAAGCCTCTCTGGCTTGCTGAATAAATACCGGCTCCTCTGCTACCACTTCCGCTCCCACCTTCACTCCTAGTGCGCGCATTGCCGCTGTCTGAGCTTTCTCGTCCTCCGGTGACTGGTAAGCCCTGGAGTTGAGCTCGCGCGATTCGCGGGTTCCGGAACGAATTAGAAGTTTGGATTCCATAACGAGCTAATGTAGCATCAATCGTTAAAGATTCAACGGGTTTGATCCATTCTGGAACAACTCTTTTACTGCCTGAGAAGAGGCTTAACTGCTCAGAACCAAGCGCCTGTCCTGTGGTCTGGGTTTCCAAGCGCAGATCTTCCGCAGGTTTGGAAATGCGGGTGGTGGCGTCATCAAAAAGGAAAGTCTGACCGAGTGACATCTCGGCAGTTTCCAGCGCTTTGGATTGGCCTGGGGTAAGAGTCTGCTTAGCCGACAGGGTGCGGTAAAGTTTCAGTGCGGTGGCGGGTGGCAGTGTGGGGGTTTTAGTCCCAGAAGCTAGCCTTGGCTGCGCAGTCTCTTGGCTAGAAGTCTGGCCTGTAGCCAGGGCAAACAATTCTTCCCGTGTCGGGCGCGGTTCGTCACCAAACAAACTCTGCTGCTTGGGGTCGCCAAGACTAAGCACTGCGCCGTTGTAGCGGGCGAAGGACTCGATCATGTTTTTGGCAGAGCGGGCGTTTTCGTCCAAAAATCGCAGGATGCTAGCTTGGATGCTATTGGGCGGAGTGTAGCCGGCTTCGTTGACCAGTCCTGGCTCCAAGTAAGTGGACACCGGTTTCCCTGCTTTGCGTGCTTTGGCAAAGTAATAGGACGCCCATGCCACATCAGCAGAAATATCCATATCAAACAGATCACCCTCATTCATACGGGCCTTCATGTCTGCAAGGGCGGGAGCAATACTGGAGAGGACGCGGCTCAGATTTCTATTTTCCTCTTCAACAGATCCCACCATAGTGTCGATCATCGCACGGGCCTGCTTATCTTTGCCATAAGCATAGGCCAGCAAAGCACGTTGGATGCGCTCCATACCATCGGCCCCAAGTCCTCCGTCATCGTCGAAAAATCGTTCTTTTTGGGAATCGTCGTGGACAAGGTTTCGCTCAAACCAGCGGAAAAAGTTCATGTTAGAACTACCAGGAAGGCTTCCGTCCTCAGTAGCGTTAATCAGTGCAAGTCCAGGCGATAAAGCGGCAGCGTCTTGATAAGCTTGATCGACCGGCCCCATCTCAGCGTTGCCCATCTCGGCCAATTTACGCAGGTTTACATCCTCATCGATGATGTAGATAAGCTTGGGTTTTTGAATCTTTTGCAGAGCTTCGTTGGAGATACCAAAGCTGGCAGCCTGGGCTCGCAGATCCTTTTCATACTGAAGGATATTTGGAAAGTCCGACGGATTCGCATAAGCGTGATCGATTGCAACGTCACGATGGTTGCCAATGATGACATGGTGGTTACGTGATACTTTAGCGGCACCATCTCGGATGCCGCCGGCGGTGCTAGAAAGCCTGGAGAAATCCGCGTTGGTGGCGATTTGCTTCCGCTTCTGGGCTGAAATGGCGACACCGTCAGTCTTGCGAGGCTGAAAAACCTGCGGAAAATCTGTTCGGCTCTGGCCCGCAAAATTCATGCTGGCAATGGTCGCCGGACTGTTGGCTTCAACCACGGCGGGCCGCAGGCGGACCTTTTGTCCATTCGGAGCGGTGACGGTAATGGATGTGCCAAGGGCCGCGCCTGGGAAGATCACCTCCAAGGGCCGCATGTCCGTAGGTGGTGCGTCCACTGACGGGGCGTTAAGATCAGCACTTTCGTCGTTGGGCGATGTCTTGCCCCCTTTAGACTTTACTGATGCCACCGGCGTCTTTTTCGCCATAGGCTTGAGCGCCGGTAGCGTCGCCAGTCGAGAAGGATCACCTTTGGACCGTGCCTGCATTTCAAGCACCAGATTGCCCACTTCCTCGATCATGGTTTCCAGATCGGCCTGAACTTCAGGGCTGGCTTTGCTTACCAAATCTCTCAGAGCGTTTCCGAGATCGTTGAGCATGTCCATAAGCCACTGGGCTAAAGACTTATCTTGCGCGGCAGCCTCAGACACTTGACCGGCAAACTTCCGGTCTTGAATCATCATGCGCAGGAACTCGTTAAATAACTGCCACTGCTGCCCAGCGCGCATATCACCAGGCATTTGGCTTGGTTGCGTCTTGTTTAGAATATCGATTGCGTGATAGCTCTCCCAGACTTTCTGGCGGAGTTCCGGTGTCAACGAATTCCAACGTTTCACCAATTCGCCCATGCCATACTTGCCTGGGTTTTGCTTGGCTAAGGTCAGCACCGCAGCATGAATGGTTTCCTCGACCATTGTGGCCGTAATACCTGCTTCTGCGTCGGTAAGGTTACTGAGTTCTTTCAGCACGTTGGAAAGGTCCAAGGCCAGCACGGTTTGACCGTCGATCACGTTAACAGCCAAAGCGGAGCCACCTAGCAGGCTTTTAGCACTGTCTCCTAGTGCCAATGTTCCAAATAGGGCATGATTCTCTGCTAAAGCACGTTCAAGGATGTTTAATGTTTTGCGCGCCTGTGGCCGCTTGCTTGCAGGTAACGAGGTTAATACCTGGAGACGTGCCCGACTCCATGCCGAGTTACGGCGAAGGTCAGCTGGGCGCGAAGGTGTTTCTGCCACGACATCGGTATCCGCTACAGGCTCACCGGCGGCATTTACTTTTCCTTTTGCTAGACTGCCACCACGGGCAGCCGTCTCAGCCCGTGATAACCAGGGGAGAAAGCTGAGCTTATACTGCTTGTTTAAATCGCTGTTGTTTTCAGATGACTGGGCCACAAACTCAGCCGCCAAGGCAGCCGCTTCTTCCTCGGTGTAAGAACCGTCTTTGACGATCTTGGCCGCAAGTTGTTCCGCGCGCTCCTGCTGAGGAAAGCTAAGTTTAGGGGCCGTTGTCGATGGCTGCGCTTTTTTATAAACTGTTTCCTGGTTAGAAGTAGCGGGCGCGGCAGCGGCAGGCGGAGCCACCACCGCGCCCTGGGTCGTATCCTCCCCACCACTCGCAGGGGAAGCGGCACCTTGGGCCGATGATCCACGGGCAGACTGTTCTTCACTAGACGCGGGAGCCTGGCTAGGGGAAGGGTCTGCAACAGGGGAAACAGGCGCGGTTTTAGCGGCGGACTGGCTAGCCAAACGCTGGCTAAAGTCCGCAGGCACACGCAGAGGGTTGTCTTGGGCGCGGGAAGTGCTCAGACTGCCAGAAAGGCCAAGTTCACGCAGAATCTTGGGGTAGTCTTTGGTTATGGCTTGCTCGACATAATTTTCACCAATCACACCCTGCTTGTTGACCAAATACTGCGCCACTTGCGCAGCCTCAGCAGGGGCCAAACCAAGGTCTTGGAAATGGGTTGTGAAGTCGCGAATGCGCTGGCCCTCTGGGGTAGACGTATCCACCCCAGATGTGGCGCTGTCTGATGCAGCCACTGGTTTGGATTGTGCGCGTGCAGTTATTGGCGCTTCAGATTGGGTGGCCGTCGGTATTTTAACGCCATGATTGGCTGGAATAGCTGCCGCTACTTCGGGCAGATTTTGTGCCAGGCTAGCACGATAAGCCGGGCTAATCGTAGCCACACCGGCGCTATCTACTTCCAGCACCTCAGGACCAGTGTAACCTTTTAGCCGTTCGATCTGCCCTTCGGGCAAAGTGATGCCTTTGCTATTTCGTCCTGTCCAGCCGGCAGCATTGAGTTGGGTTTCTTCCAAGTCCTCAACACTACCACCCTGGGCCACCGCTAAGGCCACGCTAGCGCGCTCCTGCATACCAGGAATGTCCGCAGGATTTAAATCCTCGCGATTACTTAGCTGATCAATAGACGACCAAGCAGCAGCAGCCACTTCAGGCCGCAGAGCAGGGTCCGCAGGCTCCACAGGTGCCACTTGCGCGACGTTGGGTTGTGTCGCGTCACGAGGCGCGCGGGAGCTTTCGCGGATGGCCTGAATGCCTTCTCCTGCCCCACCAAGTGCAAAGATAGCTGCGGAGAGTTCAGGCAGGCTTTCTACAAATTGAGCAAGCGCTTGCGGAACCGATTCGCCACTGGCGGCAGCAGTCGCTACCGTGCTAAAAACTTCGTCCGCAATTTCTTCCGGCCACTCTTTAATACCACCGAGGGCGACCTGCTTCGCCACATACCCAGCACGGGAAAGCTGGCTAGTGAACTGCTTTTTAAAAACTTCCTTAATAGCGGCAGGATTAGCCAAGAGCTTTTCTACACCCGTCGCTCCTCCTATTGTGGTCAAAATAGCCGTGACCGCACCGCTAAGAATGGCTGGCATCTGGGCTTGGCGCAGTGCGGTGGCGTGAGACATCTCAGGATGCTTTTCCCGTAGTGTCGTGTAAACATCCGCAATCGTGGCTCCATAGGTCTGGGCACCACCAGCTACCGCACTACCAGCCACACCGGCTTGCACGATGTTAGCCGTAGCCTTAGCGGCCTGAGCAGGCGTCGAGGCACCACGAATGGCCGCGCTAAGTGCCGGCAGCATCCTGGTTCCTACCGCCGTGCGTGCGAACAGACCAAGTCCCACCTGGGCGACTTTGGCACCGCCGGCAGCGGGTATAAGCGATGGTGCGAGCCGTGCAAACTGCCCAGCAGCACGCAGCATAAAGCTGTCGGTTGCCCCGTGAATCTGTTTGTCTAGCTCGATGAGTTGAGAGCGTTCATTGAGCGCTTGAGCGCCAGCCATAGCGGTTTCGCTACCGGTAAGACCGGCCACAACGCCAAGCGCCTGCGCACCTATGTCATCGACGCCCTGGGCCATGCTTTGCAGCAACTGGCGCGTGATTTTGCCTACTGGGGTGGCTGTGTCCTTCAAAGTGTCAGCATACCGAGCGGCCTGCTCTTCGAGTGGCACGTCCTTGGGTTGAGTGGCTTGGAATTTCTGCCAACCTTCGTCTTGCAGCTTGTTCAGAGTATCAAGGGACTGCTTGCCATAATTCTCTCTGAGATTGGGCTGCACGGCCATGGCGGCACGTTTGGCCTCAGGACTGGCAGGACTGCGGTCCACCGCGGCCTTGTAGGCAGCAGGATCGGTGATCATGGGATTGATAATTACCCCACCATTGGACAGCATACGAAACTGGCGCTTATCGCCGCGCGCTTCATTCATAAAAGCAGAAGCACCGGTGCCGCTACCTGGTCCTTCCATATCTTCTCCGTGCTTTCCTTGGCGCGAACTCCAGTCGTGGGATTCCACATCGTTAAGAATGCGATCCGCCTCTTTTTCATCGATGCCAAGTGCCTGCGCAAGATTCTTGCGAGCCGTAACAAACAACTCACCCGCCTTCGAATTTAACTTGGGGTCTTCTGCCAACCGTTGCTTGTAGCCCTGATAGGCTGCCTGGGCGGCTGCATGTGTCTGCACGCCAACAGCGTTGGACTGTTCCAGTTTGGTTTGTGTCTCAGCCTGCAACGCCTCAACAGCGGCTTGGCGCTGCGGGCTGTCTTCAGGATACATGTCCGCCAGATCGGCGGCACGGGCTTCGAAGTCAGCCTGGATGCTACGGCTTTGCGCACTGGCACGTTCCATGCCTGGCATAAAACTTTGCACCGCGTCCACATCTCCCTTGGCGGTCTTTTGCAAGTCTTGCGCTCGTTTGGCTGCATCATTTCGAAGAGCTACCTCCACTTTTAAATCCTCAGCCTCCGCCACTAATTGCTGGCGGGCCGGCTCGTTATCGGCGGCGTAAGTTTCCGACTTAGCTTGCAAGTCAAAAAGCTGAGCAGCCAGGGGCTTATGCCATTGCGTGCCGTCTTGCATGGTGACGAGTTCACCCGCCGGCACACCGCTTTTAAGGGCTTGTTCATTTTTAAGCGTTAGCGCTTTTCGTTCCGTTTGTGAGGCTTCTAAAGGTGCATTGATTTTTTGGTATCGACTTTCTAAATCTGACTGCTTCGTCGTCAGATCGGTGTCGCTGTCCTGCAAATGCTTATCTAACTGGCCCACATCCATGCTCTGAATTTTTAGGCGTTGCGCTTCAGCCCATTTTTCTGGCGCATCGCGGCGCAAAATTAGATCCGCGCGCTTTTCAGCGGCAGTCTGTTGATATTGACTAGCCTCATCATGCTTACTCAGCAAAGTCTTGATGGTGCGGATTTTCTGCGCAGTTGGCGCAGTCATCTCATCCGCTTCTAGGTCGGCTAAATCTTGATCGTCGAGTTCAGCGTTAGGTGCCGAAAGACGTTGTAAGCGAGTAGCGGCTGCCGTGGCTTCCGGCGTCGGGTTATTGTTCATCACATCCCAAAAGCCGACTTTGTCAGTCTCTTGACTTTGGGGCGTTAACTTACTTGTCAGAGCATAAGTCGCGTCCGATGATGCGCTGGCCAGTTGCTTCTTCAAATTTGTGACACCTGTTTCAGACAAAGGCGTCAGTTTTTCGGTCGTCGTCTTGTAATTCACTTCGGCATCCAAAGCCTTGAGTCGCTGATCGAATGCATCTTTGCGGAGCTTATCCGCAGCATCCTTTTTCCGTTGTTCTAGCACGGCATCGCTGTCCAAGACCGTAATGCTGTCATCGACCGGATTCGAACGGTAGCGACGCCCCTCAAGTTGATACTGTGTGATTTTGGCCGCTTTCGCTGCTTGCGCCTGCTGGCTGGCAGCATACGCATCGTCATCCTGTTCAGGCACAATGACGCCGGCTTCGTCCTTGTAATACGGACGGTTACTCTTTTTGAATGCTGTTTCAGCCGCTACATTATTGGCAACCTGGGCCTGCTTAGCAGCATCTTCCGCTGCGCGTGCTTGCTCTTTTTGGGCCTGTTCAGCTTCGCGGGCCATGGCTGCTGCTTCACGCGCCGCCGCTTTATCTGCCTGGTCGGCAGCGCGGATCTGCGGCTCAAACTCTTCACGGAGTAATGCATCTGTGGAAAGGCGGGGATCGAAAGGCATAATTTAAAAATCGTCAGTGGTTAAAAGTAGAGGGTAAAAACTTCTCAGAGGCACGTCATAGGGCACGCAGGATAGAATGTGCGACGTTTTATCAGTTACACCGTGGTCGCGCAGCAGATAGCGCAAACAGGTTGTGTCGTAATTGCAACCGTGATCATGGCATCGCGTGATGTCGGCCTTTAATTTTGGAAGTGTGGGAGGTTGAACAAGATCGTCCATTAGCGAATTACAAGTGCGGGAGGCTTAGCAGAAGCCACGCTGCTGGTATTTGGGCCGTAAGGTTGAGCAGTTGGCTGGGTGGCCGCAATAGTAGTTTGCCAGTAAGGCGCTGCAGGATTGGCTGGAGCAGGTTTAGGCTGAACTGGTGCCGAGACAGGCGCAGTTTGAATGCCGTTTAAAAAAGCGTTGGTTTGGTTCTCCAACCAACCCCCAACCACGTTACCCGCGACGTTCTTGGGTAAAAACGGAAGCCTCCCGGCGAGATCTTCTATCTTTTCGCCGACTAGGTTTGATGCCCCAGCTACAATCGCTTGGCGGGGGGAACCTGTCTCAACGAACTTCCGGCCGGTATGATATAGTGCCTCCAATTTTTTGGGGCCAGCGATGTCTATTGCCCAATTAGCCCAGTTGCTAGGGTAGTTCACTAGCGCTTCTTTTGCTACACGAGTAATCGGGTTTCCGTCCCCGACGTATTGTTTACGCAGCGCGGCTAGATCATCCCTTTCTTTTTGGATTTTTGCTAGCCTTTCAGCCCCGTCGGGGATGTTTTTCTTTCCCATGATTAGGTTAGCTGCCCCTTGACCTAACTGTTGAAAGGCTAGCTTGGCTTCCCTGTTACTCATCCTTAGACCTTCCCCAAAAGTCTGAGGAACTTCGGGGACTCTCTTTTCAAGCGTAAAGGCTGGCGGTGGCGCAGCAGCAGGTTGGCGAACTCTTGGCAGCGGGTATGTTTCACGAAAAGGCATAGGTCTTACTGATAAACAAATTTAGGTTTCATCTCAGAACCAAAGATATTTACGTTGGCTTCCGGTTTAGTAACACCTGCTTGGGAAAATGGCGTGCTACCGGCTGGGGCAGTCGAGACAACCGGTCCTGTTTTTTTCCGCTGCTCTGCTTTTAGTGCAGCCTGATAATCCAGTTCTGCCTGGCTGGCCGTTGTGCTACCTTGCATCCAATCACGGGTAGGTTTCATCATGTCGTTGATTGATTTGCCCGTGTTTTTCAAAGAATCATTGGCTGCATCAATGGCTCCGCCGACAAGGCGAGGCACATTTTCATTAACTGACTTCGCAGCGCTAGTGACTCCCTCACCTACCGCCGTCGTCCCCTCACCTAGCGCAGCAGTGACCTTCTGCATCCCTGGCCGGCGGGCAAGCGCGGCCGCCTCAGCCTCCTGTTTCATTTGGTCCAAGGTTTTCGGCATTGGCGGCGGTGGTAAAGAGCCTTCTACAGGCCGTTTGGCAGAAGAAGCAGCAGCAGGCGGTAAAGAGCCAGGTGGTTTCATATCATTGGTTTGCCCACTTACAATAGGTGGAGCCGGTAGCTTACGGGCCGCTTTGGGTGGTCCTGCATTGAGATCTGGCAGGCTTAGATACGCAGCTGGACCCGTGGCTGATTGAGCGGCAGGCGGCATTGCGCTTGGTGTCATGGTCTTAGGAACTTGGGCTGGCGAGGCCACTGGCGCGCGTGCCTTGAGTAGAACGTCCGCCGGCGTGCCGATGTCCCCAAACTGACCGCCAGCTTGCCGCTGCTTTGCGTAAGCCGTAGCAGCACGCAGCACGGGGTCACCGGCAGGTTGTTGCCCAGGTGGGCTAAAGGTCACGCTACCGGTGCCGTAAGGGCTTGTCACCGTGCGCGAAGATGTCGGATTAGCTCCACGACTTATGGTTGCCCCTGAATTAAACTGTGTGCCGTTGGCATCACGCGCCATTACTCCCATATCCCGCTGATCGGTAATGGCGCGGGCCATGGCAGGTGCGGCAGAACTGCCCGCAGTCGACTGCGGAGCCGGCGATTGACCGGCGGCCAACATTGGCGGTCGGGCTGTATTTGGAGAAAGTAAACGGCTCGTCACCGATGGTGCGCTAGTAGGCGCTGGCATTGGTGGCGTGTCCAGGCCGCTAAACATGGGAGCCGATGACGGTGGCGCTGCTCGTGGCGCTAAACTAGACCCACGATCTGGAGATAAAGGGCCACCGCGCACATACCCACTCTTACCCGTAGGCACAGGCGTGTTTGTTAGAGCAGCACGCATAGCTGCTCGTGGTTGCATCCCAGAGTATTTTCCACCAATTAACTTGGTGCCTTTGGATGTGGTTTTAGTGCTGCCAATCTCGGACGCATTTGCATCGGCAATATCCGTGTCGATCTGGTTTTGAAAAACAGCCATTTCCGCAGAAGTCATTGGCGGTTCTCCTGCTAGGCGGCGGCGTTCTTGTTCGGCTTCAATCGGATTCATGGTCTTTTAATGGGTTGTGGAATTCCTTGGAATAACTGAAAATCGTCTGGCTGCTCGTTGGTTGACTCGGAGACCAGGGCCTGGAATGACGGGACAAGCTCAGGCTGAAAACTCAAAGCGCGCATAATGCCGGTGACTTCCGACGGTGTAGGAAAAAGCTGATCGTCGGCACTGGTGGTCAGTGTTCCTGTAGAGGCACTAAAAACAGAGCGTGCCGTCTTTTGCAGAGATTGCTCAAGTTCGTGTAACTCCATAAAGCGCGCTCGATCACAGAATAGCGCGCGCTCAGTGACATAGTCACCGGTTAAAATCTGCTCCTGCAAGTCCGTGAAACTTGCACGCAGCATTGGCAGCACGAGCAGATTCCAGCCTGGGCACTCCGCTAAACTACGCATTAGCTGGCGCATGGTCGGAACATAAAGAGGGTCGTCAGGAGTAATCATAAAACTGGTGGTGGTGCCTCTTCAGCAGGTAACTCAGGCACAGCAGGAGGATACATAGTCATCCAATCGTCCATGCTCGTCGGTTGAGACATGGCATCCGCGTCCTTAAATTCCAGAGTTTGCACGCTCTGCTTCACAAAAGGTTGTAAATCTCGCTGCATAATTGGGTGCTTTTGACGATACCCACTCATGATTTGATAACCTAATTGTGCCTGCTGAAGACTTGTTTGACCTTTGTATGTCGTAAGGTCCAGGCTGACATCCAAATCCAAATCTTGAAGGCGCAGCGGATCAATTTCCAACATGCGCAGGCTCTGCCGGTCAAAAAACTTCAGAATTTTGGACTTCTGGTTTTGCACCTCACGCAACGTGAGCTTTAACGCGCGGCGCATAATAGATTCAAGTGCTGGCCTGAGCTGCGTGATGTAAGAGTAAAACATCTCTTCGCCACTGCTCTCCAAGTTACGGATGCCAGTGGCCAGTTTGGCCGTGTCCATGCCCGCCATGGCTCCATCGTTCACATTGGTCACGCCGCTCATGTTTTGCGCCATCTGTAAGACCATCTGGAGCATGTTTTGCAAATTAGCGTTCTTGATGTTCTCCAGGTAAACCGATTGCAGCACATCCTTGGCCGTATGCTTTGGGTCCTTGATTGTGTAACTCCCGCCCCAGTTAAGCTTTAAGCTGGGATTGTTAGCTCCCTCAACCGTGAGACTTGGGTTCCAGAAATCGACACGAGCCGCTCGTGACTCCGCAAACAAAGCCCGATTCACCAAAAGATCGATGTAGATTTGAAGATTCCAAAAGCGCTCCACATTACCCTGGCCATGCCAACGACCCGACGGCGGATTGATTCGCACGACATCGAGCGGGCGTAATCCATCGGGCGTTATGTTGCTGACGTAATTGTAATAGATGGGAATCCGGCCGGTCTTGTCCATCAGCACCATGATCGACCTCATCACACCGTCGCCGAACGGATCATACCAGCCCCAGCCTTCGGCCATTGCCACAACCGGTTCAGTCTTGGATCTGCCTGAGCTTTGATAGGCTTCGCCCATTTCCGCTCTCGACTTATCACCGGCAGACTGTTCGTCTTCCGCATTGCCAGGCAACAACTCACCGACCAAACGTTGCAGTCGGTTGAGTTGCTCGGTTGGATCTTGGCCAAACGCTTCGTCTGTGAGGTATTTAGTAGCCATCTCGATTACCTGGGAATCGTAGAGGTGGAAACAAACGTCGGCAGATTGCACGTCGGTGGCCCCAAGAGGGCACAGAAAATCAAGATAGTAGATGGGCTTCGCCTCGACCTTATCCGCCAAAACCTGCGACAAGTTCAGCTTAATCGTTTGGAAAAGATTTGCCATGTCTGGCGCTGGTTGCGGCGTCACTCCGTCACGCTTGAGCACCATCTGACCCGTCTCTTCCATCGCCGGCGCACCGGTCTCATCGATCATGGTTGCACCGGTTTCGGGATCTAATACCGGCTTCACTTCCCGCACAAACAGATCGGTTTGATAAATGTAATCGCCGTCTTGAGCTACAAAAGGTTGACTCGTGGCCGGATCGATAGCGACTGTGCGCAAACCTTCAAAGTAGCTGATTAACTTGTGTCGGCGGGTCTTAACAACACACTCTCCCTGGATAAAGGCTAAGTCGATGGCCTGCTCTAACTGGGAGCCTATGTTAGATTGCGTCTCTAACTCATGCCGAGCCCAGGCGTTAATTTCTTCAGCCTCAGCGGCGCTATCTGTGCTAAGCCCCGCTATGCTAAAGTAAGGAGCCGTGCCAAAGAAAGATTTCTGCGCACGCGCACTTTGCTGCGTGATGATCCGTGCAGTGATTGGCAGGTGTAAGTTGCTCTCTTTGTAGAGGCCACCGAGCAGGTATGGACGCCACTCCATGCGCTGCTGCGCCACCATGTGCGCGAGATGCCGGCGGCCCATAAATGACTGGGACGATTGTCGAATATCTAGCGTCGGCATAGTCAGCCAGTCCTGTGACTGAAAATCTGTGCGGCCTAAGTCACTCTCCAAGTCTTGCAACCTGTTGCGAAAATGGGCGAGCATTCGCTCTTCCTGCTCAAAAGTCAGTGTTAATTCTGATGGAATGATCACCTTGACCCCAGTCGTGGGACCAGAAGCGGCTTTAAGACCATTGGAAAGAGATTCGGCCTGGGTCTGACTCATTGCACCGCTTAGCCACACTGCTAAACAGAATCAAACGACCGTTACGCTTTCTCAAGTAAATAAAAAAAGCTCAACTGTTTGTAGCACTTAAGTTCGCCATCCAACGCAGCATAAAAAGCATTCCACTGTGTCGGAGGCAGTGTCTGGCATCCTTCCGAACTCGTGGAATTGCGGCCACCTCGATGGATGTTAATTGCCACTCCAGGCCGAGGAGCTACTAGCACACCATCACGCACCACGGGAAGCTCTTCATTTTTGGTTGCTGGACGGAACGCTGGATACCCACCACCTGGGCGTGTAATACCGTGATTCCCTCGACGATACGGATGAATGCCACAGGCTAGCGTCGCGATGCCTGGACGAAATACGGATGGATCTACGTTAGCGTTCCACGACGAGAAATGCCGAGGCGAGACGATGAAAATTGCATCATCATAGATACCTCGATCATTCTGTCCAGGCACTCCCATGCTATCTTGGTAATATCCCCGCAAGCCAACTAGCACGACGTTTTCTTCGGCCAGACTGTTGTCTCGTAGCCGTTGACGGACCGTTTCAAGAGCCATCTGAGGGGTATTATCGGGGATCATTTTCATGACGTTTTGTTTGCTCGGATTCTGCCGCTCGATCACAGGTGAAAAACAGCGCAATTAGGGCCAAAGCACCCACAGCCAAAATCACCAAGATGATTTCACAAATGAGGACAATGACTGTGAACATGTTAAAAAATGGAGCAGGGGCAGGACTTGCACCCAACTGTAGGCTTCGGTTTAGAAGGCCGACCCTTACCCTGCATTTATTTCTTCTGCCAAAAGTAGGCTTTACCCTTTGGTCCAAACCAGCGAACGGCCGTCCCCATACCTTCAGCTTTACCAGAACGGACGCCGGCCTTGTGCAGTTCCTGCCGAAAAAACTCATGCACGGCCCATGCTGGTGGTGCAGGCGGCAGCCGCCCACCTAACGCTGCACGGAGCCAAGGACTGCCACCTTTAAGCAAGTCGCAAAGAAAGTCGTGCCACAATGCGGCGTCGGTATAAATACCATCGGGCGTGTAATTAAAGGGCGGCCCCCAAAACAAGGATGGGATCGAGGCCTTATCGGTTTCGTATCCGGCGGGAATAATAAAGTCACCACCGAAATAGTAACGTTCTCCTAGAGTAATGGCCGGCATTGAAAATGTAACCGTTTCGCGTAGCCGCCACAGAGGCCCCTTCGCCCAAGGCCATATACCAAAGGCAAAGCCAGCGTCACGAATTGGATCAAGAATAGCGCGGGTCATTTGCGTAAATTGTGAATTGCGGAGATGCAGCCAAGGATACCTGCGAGTATGCCGACGGCTAAAGAGGTTAACTTAAGCCACATTTCCATTTCGGCATGAGTGGCAAATGAGCTGACGAGTGCTACAATCGATCCAATGAAAGGAGTGGTAATGTGGTTGTCATTCATGGCAGCCAAAAGTCTGGATCAAGGATTTGGGCTTTGCGCTCGGCGGTTAGAATGCTTAAGCGGACAAGGGTGTCTAGGGTGCTTGCTAAGCTAGCAGAACCGCTAGATATAGAGTCCTTAGCATTAAAGGATTGCAACGCGAGCGCAACCGTGTTGCCGTCTGGGCTGTTAATTAACGAAGCTCGATGCATGGCAAGTCGTTCAGCGTTAGTAAAACGTCTTTGAAACGCATCGCGTGTCCAGTGTGTGTCGGGTTCTATGAAAGATTCTGGCATACAAGAATTTAGTTAATATTGTTCGGCAAAAGCGTAACAAGTTACCGACCCACCATTGGGAATGACTGTTAAAAGGGCTACAAGATCACAATCAGCCCGTCCGTTTAGCCATACATCAGCGTAATCAGCTCTTGATGGAATGGCATAAGCGCCAGGATATGGAAGATCCTGTGCGACTCGAAAGTAGGTTCCTCCTGCATTTTTAAACGCGTATCGCACCACCGTGCCAATTCCACCAGTAGTTATGAAAAGATCAGTTAGCTTAATTATCTTTCCTGTGACTTTAGGAATGAGAATTACTTCATCAATTTGACCTGAACCTGGCACTTGATTAGTGCCGTAGCCTCCTGGGTTGTTAACAGCCAGATCGCTTAAATTACTTGGATTAATTGAAAGCTGTGCACTTGCTCCAGTAGAAGAATGACGCAAAGCCATGTATCTGGTGTCCTCACCATCTACTTCAAAGTTTACTATATTACCAAACGCATCAGTTGTTTCAGGAACATAATGCGAGGCTAACGCACTAACAAAATTATTGGCTATTGTTGCTGCGTCCGTTGATGAAATATCAACCCAGATTCCTGACGCACCAGAATTTGTGGCCTCAAACCGTAAAAGTATTGGGCTTGTGAAATCTGTGTATATAGTAACTGTCCCGTCTGTCCATGGCCCTTCATTAAATGTTAAACTAATTAGCGGAGGTTGAGCTGGATAGGGTGCCGTCGTAAAACCCCGCAAAAGGCCAGCAGCGCGGATTAAAGGTGTGCCGGTGCCACCTCCGACGCCTGAAACTGGTGATGATGTAATTGTAAATCCCATGATATTAGAATTCCACTTGAACGTTTATAGCCGCACCGGAAGCAATTTTAGCCCAGCATCCTTGCTGGACCAATAGAGGGTATGCACCATGATCGGGCGTTAGAGTAATGCGCTCGCCGGGATTTAGCCAAATTGCGGCATCAGCAGTATTGAATTGAGCGCCGCTAAAACTCAGGAGCACACGTCTGGTATCGGTATCTTGCCGGCCAAGAAAAACCGCATTGCGGCGCTGACTAGGGGCACAGACTGGCACAAGCTCGACGCCGGCAGTGGTTACGGAAACAGATTTGGGGGCACTCATGGCAATGGTTTGGGTAAAAGTTTCGGCACGGCTCCACTGGCAATTTTAAAGGTCACCTGGAGAGTAAAGCCAATAGCCGCTTTTTGGGTTTGGGTACTCGTTGTGCCTTTTTGCACAGTGACAGATTTCGATTCGCCGCTTGCCTGGACAACCGTGCTTACTTGCTTGGGCTGCTCGCGTTGAGACTCGACCAAACTCGGCAAAGATACCTGAGTAACTGCATCGTTCCCGTCCTGGCGTTGAGTTTGTTTATTGACAGCCATGTTAGGTGGTCTCCTCCACAGTGGTCACTGTTCCGCGACCAAACCCCTTGGTGGTAGTCTGGATGCCAGGTGTCGTGACTTGTTTTTCTTTGCTAGTCGTCGCCTCTTGAGTAGTCGTATTGGTCTGCACTTCGGGCAATTTCTGGCTGATCGTTTCGGTGTCCGGTTGGGCCGTTTCGGTTTGGTTGGTCACCATAAAACCAGCGGTATCGTCAATCACTTCAAAATTGAACGTGATGCTATCCGGGTCTTCGGTAGCGATCGGCGTGCCTTGAGCCATCAAATGCGATCTCGCCTCCTGCACTTTAAGTAAAGCGCTGGCAATGTAGTTTTGTAGCTGGGAAAGGGGAATGACCATGTTAATAACCTTGAGGAGTTCCTACCCAATTTGAATGACCCGAAGGGTTTTGGTTTGCGCGTGACTGCATAGCCGACCTGGCTCGATCAGCGGAGCCACGCATTTCATTTTTATCAACCTTTTCTCGTAAAAGACTGCTGTCTAAAAACTGCTCAGCGCAGAGCGCCACCAGGTAGCCCTCCTCGATGACTTGCACCGGCAATGTCCGAGCAGTGACATGCATGTCATTCAGCGTCACCGGTGCGCAAAATTGCGCTAGAACAACGGTCAAATGCCCGCGAACTGTAGGCACAGGCCAGAGACGCAGCAGGTTTGAAAATCCGCCGGCATCACTACCGCCAAACGTTTCCAGCCACCACTCGCGCACTTCGCCGTATTCCAGCACCTCAGTGTCTGGGAAAAAACGTCGTTGCTGCACACGCGTCGCGGTCGAGCTTCCCGCCTGCGTGAAAAAGGGTTCCCCAATAATCTGGTCAATGCGTTCTCCCAGGTCAAAGGCATCGCTGTAAACTGTGGCACTTTGTGCGCCACTACCGCCGAAGTAGGGTAGCATAAGCGCCGGCCCATTCACGACTCGGTTAAGCTTAGGGTCAGCAGCCACTACAATGCCCTTACCAGTGACAGGTGAGGACAAATTGGCAATGGAGTTAGCTCCATCCGCTACAGTCAGTGTAACCGTCTGCGGACCGTTAATCACAAACGTCACCGGGCGCTGTCTGCGCGCATCAGGCAGCAACTGCCCAAAAGCATCAAGCCCCAGGTTAATCTTTTCGCGCAGTTCCTCACGGGCTGCCATCGGCAGGCGCGTGATGTCTTCTTCTTTCAGAAAGCGCATCAAACGCTGCGCTAGTGAGATCGTTGTCATGCTGGGATAGCCTCCTCACGTTTGCGTTGCACCGGCGGCGGAGCGGTATCTGCCAAGCCGAGCATTTGGCGGGCCGATTCATACTGGCTGTTAATTTCAGCACTCACCGAGGCCAGTTTGGCCTTGTTCATGAGGTTGTCGCCAGCAGCCAGCTTTCGGACAATCGGGAGGAAAAGGGATTCAACCCAGAGGTGAGGCAACTCTAAAATGATTCCTTTGAGTACATCGGCATCATCAAACCGCTGAGGCTCCATGACTACATCCACTTTCACCAAAACTGAAGTCGTAGCAGGTGGAGGAGGTAAGATATGCAATGTAATATTCACAGAATCTCTTTCTGATGCCCTCTGCGTTTCCGCAAAAAAAGCAATGGGCGAGATTAACTCATCGCCATTTAAATACCAGTTTGTGAAATTATCGACTTCAACTTGGCTACCCAATGATTGCAAAGGTCGATTATCCACTTTAACAGGCCCAAGCAATCGTTGAATAGTCTGGGGCAGTTCAACCTTTCCTGTGTCATCAATCGTCACATCCAACACAGAACGATTGAAATAATTCAATCGATCAGCGCGGCTGTAAATCATCTGCATAGCAGTGTTGCAATATTGAACAATTCTATCGCGTCCAATAGCTATTTGTGATGTGCTAATTAATCCATCATACCCCCACAAAGAGTAAATATTTAGGACCACATCTTTAAGCAGCATCAGCTTTTGCTTACTGCGCAGTTCCGCTTTAGCAATAATAGAAAGTGTGGATAGATTGAATTTTAAAGCGACCCTTTGCGGAACGTAATCCACCCAAAAATCACCATCGACTGCCTCATTAAATTCAGGTATCTCAACAAAAGGTGCATCTATCAGCATCTGCTGTTGAGATGAGGTGGTAACAGTTGCAGTGGCAGCACCATAAAAAATCTGCTCAAAAACTCCTGTGGTGCTGCCTTCAAAATTTAAAAAAGCAGCCGCATTACTGAAAAATCCGCCATAAAGACTCAATCCTAAAGACGATGAAAAAGGAATGACAGTGGCCAACCCAAATGGCACTTTTTTTTCTAACAGTTCTACATTAATCAGTATTTTTGATGAATCCGTTAAAAGAGCAATGGCACCTATTCCCAGATTGTAATCTCTAAGTATGATCTCCCCCACAATTGTGTGAGGGAAAACGATAGATGTGATGTTACCGGGTAAATCAGGCACAACAGATTAAACTGAAATTTGTAGAATCAATCCGCCAATTGGCATTGTGTAAGTACTGGCAGCCAGTGCTGGCACAGGCGTAGAATAAGCTAAATCCCCAAAAAAGAAAATTTCGTCTGAAGAGGAAGAGTTTGCACCTACCGTTGCACCAGTCGTTACAATCCCAAAATTACTGACTGAAGGGCCAGTATTTGCAACGGAGGAAGTAAAATCAAAATCAATTGCAACAGCGTTTGTAATAGCTGCACCAGTAGCTGGACTCCAAGTTGCATTTGGGACGGGTGGCCTGCCATTGGGAGTGATGAGCATGGCTGGATTAATCTCGTTCAAGATAGTAAGTGCTGTAGATCCGCTACCTGTCATGAGAGTCATTTTAAGAGCCCCAACCGACATTGACACACCGCGAAACAAGTAATTTAGCACGCGCTGTTCCAGACCTGCTCCAGCACCGCCACCGAGGGCGTATTCCAAAGATCGAACAGGGAATGTTGGCTGCTGATAGACTCCGATAATGGTTGCTTGAGGAAGTTCGTCATACCACAAAAGATTACCACCTGTGCTTGCATCAAAGATACCATAAGCAACGATTTGGCCCCATGGTTGGGTTGGGCGCGGCCACGCAATGACCTTAGCGTTGTAAAGATGATTATTAGAACCCATAGGAATCAAAGAGGCATTATCATTAGCTCCTAAAGTCATTTCAAAGTTTCTAGCTGCAACAGTAGCAGTCACTAAGACGCGAGAATATGAGCCACCCGAAACTTCCAATCCGCCTCCTGATGCATTTGGACGCTCAGTAAAAAGAGCATAATGCAAATTTGACGTGCGAACCCAGTTTGCCGGTCCGCGTAGAACTCCATCAAGAATTTTATTGGCTAAGTAAGTGGTGATAGGCATATTTTTTTAGTTGTTTTGAAGGTTTGGTAGGTTGCCGAGATTTATATACCAAAGTTGATTTTCACTGGTCAGGTATCTGTCTGACCATACAAAAAGGGTTTGGTAATAGGTCGAAACATTTAATGTGATTTGGTCACTCGGTAGTGGTGTTCCAGGCTGGGCAATTTCTAGTTCGGCGGAAAGTATGTTGTATCTGCCAGTAACGTAACCGCTGGTATTACTCAGATTTAAAAACTGTTCGTAAATTTTGTATATCACTCTAACAAGGCTGCCTTCTTTAAGGCTAATCGTGCGGTTTGTGCCAGAGATCGGGTATCCATCAATGTAGCCTTTGGAGATAAAATATAACCCATTGCTGGTCTTTGAAACAGCCAACATATTTGGGTGTGAAGGCCCAGATTTAAATTCTTCAGCAAAAATCTGATTACCCTCTCGGCTAGGCAGAAATTTACGAAACTCGTTGCGATCCTTCAACGCATCGGCGGCCATCAATGCTGTTTCAGTCATTGCGTTGGCCCTCCTGTTGTATTGGGCATGTAATCGTAAGTATAGAAACCAGGTCCATGCGGATTACCCCAAGCTACACTATTCGCAAAACTAATATAGCCCAGAGCTTGTATATTCGCAACTGTCGCTGGCCGCGTATTGGTTGGCGCATTTACATACGCTAACGGGCAAAATAGATACCCTGGATTCCAAGAAGCTTTACCAAATAAACTTTCTGATGGTGGCAGCACCAAAGTAGGCGGCTCAGATTTGTAACCTCCAGCTGAAAAAAAACACGGACCAACGTCTTGAACCTTGTAAAGGTAATTGCCTGATCCTTCCTCGACAAATGGTTGAACGTAAACATTGAACCCTATAAAACCGTCGGTGCCTTCAAATCGCTCGCCGCGCAATTTAAAGACTTTATTGATCGTGTTGTACTCAATAAATTCACCTTCACTAACATACCAAACGTTGCCGCCACCATGAGACACCTCAAACATTCGTGTAGGCGATGGAGGAGCAGCAAAGCCTTCAGTTAGTAAAAACTTTTGATCTTGTCGGTCCTTAACTAAAATCGACCCGTTATTTTCCAAGTCATCGACCTCAGCTAAAATTGCTGGCACATCGATTTCTGCCTCGCCAGTCCGAGCATACTCCGTATCAATCTGCACTGTATCAGCCTGGCCATAAGGTAAAGCACCATTTACCCACCACCGGCGTCCGGTGTTTGCATCCTTTACAAACGTGACAAAACCTTGCTGCTGATTCTCTGTCAGATCAGCCAGAAAACACGCCGCATCTCCTGCTTCCGAACTGGAAGCTGGCACGGCGGGTTTTAAATGCTGCAACAAGGAATCCATCGCTCGTTACTTTTTGCGCTTCTTAGGCTCGGTCGGTGCATCGCTCAGCGACTCGTTAGCGACTCGCTCAGACTCGCTCAGCGACTCAGGTTGTGTCACGTCAGGCAGTGTTTCCGCCTGCTCAATCTGCTCGATAGCAGCGGACAACGAACGATTCGTGGCCTGCTCGGCTTCAAGATCGGTTTGCAGACTCTGGTTTTGCACGCGCAAAGACTCAAGTTGAGTCAGCAGCAACTGCACATCTTCAAGACTTGGACCAGCAGCAGGAGGAGCCTCTGCAATAATGCCATCCTCGGTCAGTGCAACGATTCTCACAAGCGGACGGATCGCGATACCTTCCGCTAGCAACCATTTTGGAGCCAGTTTATAAAACTCTTCCAACGTGAGCAGGCGAGACTCAAAAACATGCATTCCTCCATCAGTATTGTCAGGAAGGTGCTGATTAGATCCATCCACACGCCCAAATTTCTGAGTGTAATAAAAGCGCCCATTGATCGGCTGCGTCGTGGTGCGACTTTGCCGCGGCAAATGCAGCAGCACGCGCAGATTGGCAGGCACTGTCACAGTGTATTCACGCACCGGCAGCGCAGGTGCTTCGATTGGCAAATCCGTGGCGGGCGGTAAGGTTTCCTCTAGGGCAGAAGTTTCAGCGTTGTCAGACATGATATGAAATGTTGAGATTTAAAATAGGCTTGGGGCACACCGAAGCGCCCCAAGCCATACATTTACCGGTTAGCTTGCCACTGGGTGATTCCAACCAGGGTAACTAATCGCGTGATTGACGACCATGATTGCAGGGAACTTGTCGGCAGCATTCTGTCGTGGTTTCTGACCAAAGATAGAGGCAATGTAAAGCTCATTGACCGCACCGCCTTCGCGAGAATCCGTCATGCGTTTGTTACGGAACTGGCCGTAAGCACGACGCATAGCCCCGCGATACAATCCCAGCGTGCGTCCGATTGGAACACCTTTAGAATTGCTAAGATACACCAAAGCACCCGCGACAAAGTTCATGGTATTCTTGGCCGCGTCGTAAGTAACGCCGCCGACAGTTGTGTTTCTGATACCAGTAACAGCACCAGGTCCAAGAATCTTTGACGGAACCATTTCATTGCCGTTGGCAGTGAAACCATTCGTGTCGATTTCCATAATAGTCCACTTATTGCGGATCACTTCACCACCACCGGTATTGGCGGCATTTGCTGGGTTTACAATCGTGACGTAGAATTTGTTTGTATCCGTCAGGAAATGCGTGCTGGCAGTCGTTGATAGAACTCCGCCAGTGCCAACAAATTTGAACGCAAATTTGGGGAAGAATCTCCAGAATGCCACTTTGCTACGACCTGCGTTAGTAGTGTTACCACCACCGCAAATGGCACGGCCTGTGCCAGTAAGATCAGTCGTCGTGCCAGCAACAATCGGCACACCCAGGAAGCCCTTTGGATTCAGAGGAGAACCAATAGCGCCACACCCATCGTGGTCCTTGACGCTCCATTGCTTGATCATGTTACCGTCGATCATCGAGACGCCACCTTTGAAAATAAGGTTTTCGCCTCCACGAATGCCGGCATCACGCTGTGCCTGTTTGTAGTCGGGGTCGGTCTTGAGACCGCGCGCACCTTCAGTTGTAGTCAGGAAACAGGCACCAGTGATCTTTTCCTTGCCGTTGTTGCCGATATAGGCTGGCACACCACCCATAGGTTCGAGCATGGCGTTTGCAGTGATGACGTCGTCCATAGTCAGCACGTCACCGGAAAGCAAGCGGTCAGGATTACCTGCGCCATTTGCCCACACATGGTTTTCAGTGGAAACTTGATGAATGAGGCTCATGAGTCCTTGGAAAGTCTTTTCACGACCCATCCAGGCTCCCATGTTCTCGTTGACATCGTTCATGATTTCACCGCGCATACCAAGTCCGTCTTCCATCAAGAAGAAGTTTTCGATACCGTTGCGAAGCAGGTCAACGCGGACGGATTGCTGTTTCATGGAGATTTGCTCAAGCAGGTCACGATTGCCTGCAAAAAGCTCCTCACCAACCAACCCAGAGCCATAAAAGCCGGCCATGGTGCGGAAATGCACTTCATGACCACGACCTGTGCTCGTGGATGTTTCGGTTTGAATGATGGCTTCCATGCCACCCTCCATAGGGCCGAGGATGTCCTCGGTTTGCTCGTATCGGTCAGCGCCTGCTTTCCAAATCTGAGCTTCATTAAGCGGATCTTGGCCGCGAAGGTTTTCTCCGGTATTGATGGCGTTGGTAACGCCGGTTCCTGCGAATGTCATATTTGTGTGTGTTTTGGTCAACACACACTGCCTGCATTCTCATGAGGTCATTTATCGCCGAGACTGCGCGGCATACGCCGCTTTCATCTCCTCGTAATTATCCACGGTAATGGGGACAGTGCGCGCTGTATTGTGTGAGCGAGCATCCCCACCAGCAATGATGCTGGGTGGCCGATGGATAGATGTGGGGGGCGTGGACAAATGTTGGGGCGCTGCCGTTTGGCGGGCAGCCGGTTGGTTAAGCAGCAATGCTGCCTCAGAATAAAGTGCGACCGCAGAGCGCGGATCGTTGGCAAGCGGGTGACCTTCTTCGAGCCATTGCTGCCGCACCTGGGCTGCAGCATTTTCGAGAGGTGTATTAGCTACACCGGCATCAGCAAAAAGGCGCTGCGCGCGAGATAGGTCTTCGTGCCAGACTAATTCCGCAGCAGTGTGCTGCACGCGGTTAGCATGACCTTCGGCGACGGCAAACTCAGCGCGGTAACGCTGTAACTGGTTGCCTGCTTCGCGCGCTTCTTTGGCAGCACGAGGATCAAAGTTTTCTAAATGCTCAAACTCGACATCCACCAGACGTTGAATCTCCGCATCAATGTCGGCCAACGTGCTAAACGTAGGCTGTGTCATCGATGCATTGTCGCCGGCGCCGGAGTTTGCAGGCATCGGTGGCGGGGCTGCTCGGTTAAGGATAAAATCCTTGAGACCCATACCGTTGCCGTTGGATTTCCAGTCCTGGATGACATCCATGTCTTCCTGGTTCACTGGCCGGATCGGCACCTTAGGCAGTTTATTTTCTGCCTGGGGAGCAGGAGCGGGAGCAATAGGTGCAGATTCACCACGCAAGAAAGCCGCTTTGGCATCTGCATAATGATCGTTGTCCACGCCCCCGACATCTACCGTTTCAGCCGCCGGCATACTGCCAGTGGTTTCGCTCGCCGTTGCTTCTGGCGAGGGTTGTTCTGTTGGTAACGAATTATTGACCGGCGCTACATCGGTCACGGGCGCATTGGTGCCGAGAAGGGAAGTATCCACTTCGGCGGCGGCATTGGCTTGGGAGGTATCCTCAGGCATGAGGCCACTCATAGGTTGCAGTCGTTGTCTGAATCAAGCATTTTGTCATTTTAGATTTCGTGGGCACCACCACCACTTTGCACCCAGCTTCTCATCCGCTGCTCAACTTCAAGCATTCGTTGAACTTCCCTGGGCATTTCGACCATGCGCGCAGTGGGCACCATAACGGTGCCGAGATTTCGCAGGTGATAACCAAACGCCAAAGCCATGACAAAGTCGTCATGCTTACCGTTAAGTGCCTCCGCCTTGCCTGTCTTAAGATTGACCGCAAACGTTTCAAGTTCATCAAGGACATGAAGAAACGGAATCTCCAACCCCTCTTGCTGGTAATACATGCGGCGGATTGCCGTTTGCAGAGCATTCAGGAACTGGCTGCGCATCCCGTGACCATCGCCTGAGTCGCTGGTCCAAATACCATATTTGCCTGTCGGTAGCTGGTCATTAACATCCGTAGCCGGGCGCATTCTTTCAAAGACTGGCACCTCTAGTTTTCTCAATGCAGCAATCAAACCGCAGTCGTTGTTAGCCTCTGGCACAACTAGGGCATTGCCATAGAATCGAGAAAGTTTGGCAATTTCTTCCGCCAGTAAATCGATCTCACCACGATATTTCGGACGCAAACAGCAGACCACACGCGGAGGCCTCCAGAATCCTTTCTGGTTCATGTAACCTTCACGCACGCACGCGACTGCGTGACAGTCAGGATCTTTACCAGCTTCATCTACCGCGATACCTCGCGCATTATCGACGCTGATAATGTATCGCAGCCCAATCGTTGGTTGATCGTCGTCATCCGGTCCCATCATCCACAACGGTCGCTCTGTCTCAATCTCCGGCATCCAGTTAACCGCTTTGCGCTCTTTCTCGTGGTCCCATTGCAGCGTCCCGCGTTTGATCAGATGCTGAATCATCTCGGCGGATGTCCGCATCCTGCGCAATATCTGCTTGTTGAAAAAACATGGCTGGCTGGCATGAAAGCCAGACTCTTCTGTCGTGGGCTCCTCACGATCTCGTTCTTCTGGGTCCCAGTCACATTCTTTGAGACGCATTCGAAAATACTTAATGTGTCCTGGCGTCAGCCGGTAACGAGTCAGCAACTCCATTTCCCTGGCGCGCTCTTCTTCATTCAGTGCCGTTGTCCCATCCAGGATGCCTGACGCTTCCTTTTCTGTGCATGGCAGGACCGAATCATCAAACACATACCAAGGGATGAAAATCTTGATAAAATCGCCGTAATCGTAGTCACCGGCTTTCAGTTGCTCAAACGTCTTAGCACTTTGCCACTGCTCGTAAAACACGCCGGACGCACCGCGCACGGTGCTCTCAGCAATCACCAGGGTGTTCGGCTCTTTCGGCACGCCACCCATGAGACCAGAAAAAACTTTACCCGCATCACGCACCTTGCCGGTGCCTGCTTCAGCCCATCGCGCAATCTCCGTGCAGACCATAGCTCCAATAGTCGCAGATCGTCCCGATTCCGCGTTTTTGCTTGTGGCCCACTTCGCCCTAGCACCATTGCCATAAGTCGCCGTCTTGGTTGTAATCTCGACCGGCCATCCCCAGTCGTAGCCGTCGTTCTCATTGTAAGTTCGCAGGATGCCCCAAAGGTTGTCACAGTTATCCAGGCTTTCACCGACCACATACCCATTGTGTTCAAACCGTTTGATAAACCAGTCCAGGCAAGCCATCGACATCGTCGAGGATCCTTTTTGACGAGGTTTATAAATCAGCAACCGGACCGGTATCTTGTGTTCCAGCATGTAGGCAATAATCGTGCCCACCCGCTTTTGCAGTGGGTTCGGCTCGATCTTCTTCAGCGCTTTGTTTTTAAGCCTGATCCAGCCAAATTTCCGCAGCCAAAACATGGGATTGGCTTCAATAAGCAGGCGCTCAATCAAACTGGTCGTGGCCGTTGGTTTGGGCTCGCTCATGTTGTCGCTGGGCCTTCCTGGTTGGCTATCGACGGCGGTGCTGCTGTTTTCACAGGCTCAGGCTTCGCACTCCTGATTGTCGAGCACAAGCCTTCCATGTATTCCAAGGCTGCTTCATCCGTCTTGATCCAATCCACGAGCTCAGTGTAACTCATCCTGGGCTTTTCCGTGACAGGCTTAACCTGTTCAGTCGGTCGGCCTTGCCTCCACTCTGTCAGCGCCTTGAGCGCCTGGAACTGCACCGAGAATGCAGGCCTCCAACCCATAACCGCGCCGTCCTTTGCGTTATAGACAGGTTCTTCCGCCGTAAGTAATCGCTCAAAGTGGCCCGTGATCGTCTGGTCGGGAAACACATGCGCCATGGCTGCATTAAAATCCACGCCGACAGGAATCTCGGTCGATTTGTTCTCCGATTTGGCTGCTTCTTGAGTCTCCGCCGGCGCAGTCGTTGAAGCACCAGAAACCGTTTTATTAGTGGGTAAAAGAACCGGTTCTTTAACCGGTTCTTGAGTTGCGGGCGCGGACGCGCGCGTACGAGGCCTCAAAACCTTCTTTTTGGCAGTCGGAACAATAATCCAGTTGTTGTAGTTCTCGCCATTGTGGATTTTACGCAAAACATCCAGTCCAAGTGCTTTACTTTTGATCACAAGCCAACGTCGCGTTGGATAATGCACCAACACAAAGCGGCCAGCCTGCAAAGCGGTCGTGGAAAAGTCCACAAGCTCAGGCAATCCTATCTTGGAATCATAAAGGCAAACGCGCCCATCACCACCAAGAATGAGCGGGACCTTACGATAGCTAATATACTGCGGACCAGCAGCAGACGTTGTCTTCGGCATCCCCACGCTTAGCCACACGTCGCGTCAAAGTCTAGGCCAGGTGTGTGCGGTATTACAGCCCTCGCAAATGCCAGGCAAATTCATTTCGATAAACCATTCTTCGAAATGCAAGAGCTCAAATTTAGCACCTTGCCTATGTGCTAAATCTTGAATCCTTTTCTCACAATATTCTGAGCATTGATCTGCACAAAAGATTCATTTCGATAAACCATTCTTCGAAATGCAAGAGCTCAAATTTAGCACCTTGCCTATGTGCTAAATTTTTCTCTATTTTTGTGATTAACTCTTGAATTACAGCTTGTATTAAATCAAGTGTATGGCATACTAAAAGTGCCATGAAAAACCTCACTGAGCTCACCAAAACCGACAAGTTAAACCTCATTTATCGCCACACTCACCCCGACTACAAAGGCAGCGGCAAGGGCGACGCCCGCGCCATTTTGGTCCTACGCCACGGCACAAACCTCGTGCCTCTGAATGATCTCACAGATGCAGAGATAGCCTACAAGCTTCCTTTCGCCATTGCCAGCGAAGAAAAACGCCTCACCAAACCCGCCTGGTATTCTCCCCGTGAAGACGCCATGCGCAACGGCAGCGCCTTCCGCGTAGCTGCCCGTGGAATGTTCGCTCGCTACGTCAACGGTGACTACATCGGCGACGTTTCTGAGATCCCTAATGGCCTCATGGCCTTCACTAAAAAAGAAGCTAAAGCCCTCCTTCCAGCCGGCATGGGCGGCAATCTCTAAAAATTCTAAACCTTAACGAAACCCACCCCAATGAACACTCAAGCTCAAATTGCTCTCCTTTTTTTCAAACAATACATCCACGGTCCTTTTGCTAAAAAACGGAAAAATGACGTGCTACTCCTCAATGCTGAAAAACAACCCATTGCCTTCATTAACCGGCGTGGAATGTTTGGTGCAGCCCGAAAACTCCCCAACGGTAGATTGTGGTTCAGTTATCCACCGCAAGCCCTTGAAGAGCAATTCATGCTCCACGCCGTCCGCTACTCGGAAAAAAGAGATGTCGCTAAAGCCGCCATTGAAGGCCTGTTCCCTGATGAATTCACCCTCAACTGACCGCCATGATACCAAAACTAACACCAGCCCAGAAAGCCGCTAAAATGCTCGGCATGACTCACGAGCACTGCCTATAAAACCTCCACGCCAAATACACCTATATGACCAACTACGAAATCACCCGCCGCTTTTTAAAAGCCACCGATGCCGCCACCAAACGCAGCATTTTATCAAACATCGCCAAGCACTACAGGAGGCTGAGGAGGAAGTTACCGACCCCAATGCCGAGCACCTGCTCGACTATGTCACCGGCCCACTGCGCGCAGCGGCTCACGCTATCATGCAGCGCCACAGCTTGGCATAAATCTTTTGTCTCAACTTGAAATACCACTTGTATTAAATCAAGAACGGAGTAAACTAAGAGTGCCATGAAAAACGAAAACAAACCAAGTCAATTCAAGGTCGGCGATAAAGCCACCCATACCGTCCACACCGACAGTCATGCCGGTTACATCGTCCATGTCTCGCCCAACGGTAAAACAGTGCTCTTTGCGCGTGCAGAGGCCAAACTCCTCAACAGCCCCAACTCGAATGAGCCCGACGCTCTAGAGTTTAGCCGTGGCGGATTTATTGGCCACACCTCGGGCAATCAACGCTGGGAAATCAATGACAAGCCTATGGAAGGTCACCGCGATAAATTCACGCTCCGCAGCAATGGCCGCTGGAAAGTCGCCGGCGGTGGCACTTACACCCCAGGTAACAGCCTGAACGCCGGCCATCATCACCACTACGATTACAACTTTTAACTCAAACAGGGGCTCGACTGTAACGCGCAAAACAATATAATGCATTCTACCCAACTCACCATCGGCCATGACCAACAAGGCACCCCCAATGCTCAGGCAAACGCTAAGCTTTTTGCCGCTGCTGAAGAGATGCTGAAGGCTCTTCAAACCATTGATGCCAACGCCGCTGAATCTGTCGAATGGATCCGTTGCGTCGCCCGTAAAGCCATCGCCAAAGCCATCGCCTGAAACCTTTTTAACAAAAGAACCTCCCTTGGTGCGCTTCTACGAGTGGCGTGGGAGGTGTTGTTGACCAACGGTATCTTACTTTAAAAACAAATCAAATTATTAAGCACACCCTCATAACCCCATGACCCAAAAACAAATCCTCGCCGAGTTAAAACCCTGGCTCAAAGCTTACCAAGACATCGAGTCCGCTTTTGCCGACTGGGAAAAACTGGCACCCATCAGCGATCTGGACAAAAGTCCTCTTTGGAAAGGTTACTACACGCTGTTTGACCTCTACACCGATCAACTAGCCGCGCGCCTTGGCGGAGACGCCTCCACATGGCTCCCCTGGTTTATCTACGACAACGACTGCGGAACAAAAAGGTTTTCTGTTACAAGTTTATCCAATTCTGCTACAGATTCCATTTGCAACCTTAAAGACCTCTCACGCCTCCTCTACCATCCCGCCAACACGCCTAACCTCACCCAATACGCCGACCGCGCCATTGGCACTCTGACCGACACCGAACTGGAGGCCATCAGCGAAGAGCTTGATCCCCTGACCGATTGCGTAATCGCCCGCGAAGGATTCAACGATTTTGCACTGACCTGGTTCGCTTGGGTATGGACCCCTGACGGATGGTGCCCTGATCCTGCCAGCAAATGCACACACTGGCCTCTTGCACCTCATTGGCCGCTCTCCCACGTTGTCGAGCTAGCCACCAATCTTCGTAAAGCCCTCCCCGCCTTCTAGTATGCCCAACCAAAAAATACCTTCCCACGGTGGCGCACGAGCTAACGCCGGCCGCACACCGGCCTCGTATCCCCGAAAAAACATCACCATTGAGTTGCCGCAGCCGCTCATTGATAAGTGGGACAAGGCAGCCGTCGTTCATGGCAGCCGGGCAAAAGCCCTGGCTCACTTGTTAAAGTGGAAGTGGCCTAAAGCTAAATAGTGGACATAAAAAAGGCCCACTACCATGGGCCTTTAATGATGTTGGATCGATCGCTTTCGTTTAAGCGTGGCGCTTCTTTTTCCCAGATGGAAAAAGCTTGTCCACCGTCAGTGTAGAATCGCTGAATGCGTCTCTGTGCGCTTGGATTGGGGTAATCTTGGGCGTAGCTTTCGGCCCCGCTTTCACGGAGGGGGCTGAAGGCTTTGAGCCGATGGGAGATATGTGCAGCGGTAAACTGATTTCCCCATTTTGCTCATAGTAGGACAAAGCCGCTTTTAAAGCAGCTCTGGCGAGAGAAACCCCTTCTAGGGTCGTCTCCTTCTCAAACCGTTCAAGACGGTCAGTGTCTTCTTGATCTAGGCGAAGACCTAAAATCCGCGCGTTTTTTTTGCTCATTGGCACTAATTACATCACAAAGATAACTTTGTCACCAAATAACGCTTGCGATAACACTGTTTATTGTTAACAATGTTAACAAATATATGCCGAAACGAGACATAAAACAGATTCGATACACCATTACATTGCCTGCTGATTTAGACCGTGAGCTGTCGGGTTTATCCCAGGAGACTGGGGTCGCAATGGCCGACCTTTTACGCCAAGGCGGTATTCGTGTCATCACCGAAAAACTCAAAACGGGGGCTGTTGCCCTCATGCAAATGCCAAAAATCGCCTGATATGTTTGCGCCTGCTGAATTTAACCCAACGCTCTACCATGTGGCTTCTCGGCCTGTCACAGTCCGCAGATCAGGCAAACGTTTGCTTTTCCGAGTCTTTGAGGACCTTGCTACACAATGCGGCATCTATACCGGCGGATATGCACATGTCATGGTCGAAAAAGATAACGGCGGTCAACTGACGGGGCGTTTTCGTTTGTTGGGTAATCAAAACCACTCCAGCCGCAAATGGACCGTCAATACGTCGGCGACACGGCACCCAATTTTCTCATGTCAGTTTTCTGGCGAACTGGCGGTCATTTTAGCTGCGCTTCCCCCGCAAGACTCACAAAACCTCACCATTCACGACACACACCCTAAAAATGGAATCACCGTCTCCTATGCTCCGACTAAACAATAATCAAGTCCGCTACATCGACCTTCAACAACGTTTGCCGGAACTCACCAGCAGTCTGTCTCCACAGCCTGAATCCTCTTTCTGGATCGAACTCGGTAAGGGCTTCATCCTGGCCGCCATGATGGTTCTCTGTGTCATTCTGCTCTTTGCATGGAATTAACCTACCAATCCACGGCACTGGCTATTGTGGTGGTCATGCTAAGCATCCTAACAGGCTGGGCCGTGCGAGCCAGCTTAGCCCACCACGATTACATTGATGGCTACCGCGTTGGATTACGTCACTCAAGCAAGCGCACACCGATTCAAAAAGATGACCAATAACCCTCATCATCTGCCTTTTAAGGCCACTGAAACCGCTTACCTTTACGGTGGTCCGCTCGATGGGCTGCAAGTTCAAGTTGGCCTGCATACGCATGGCTGGGCGGATCAAAACACGGGATCGCTTTATACCTACTGTCCGCACGCTACCGCGCTTTTTGAGCGCAATACCTTTCTGAGTTCAGACCTCTCCTATGATGCGCTGGCTCATTAAACCAACACGAACGCACCTAAATATGGATACCCCACCTGATAACGAGTCTAAAGTTTTAGACCTCACGAAAACGATCACTCTTGAAGAGCCGCCGCGCTCGTTTCGCTATTTGGCCGTGCCGGACGATATCCGTCCAACGGCCCTCAACTCAGAAGCAATTTTGGGCCTCTGCCGCATCGACGGCGGCGATTTAGTGGCTGAACTCAATGAGGAGTTGAGAGACCTTAATATGGCCTGCCTGACACTGAACAAAAAAGGCAGCATCACAATCAAGCTGACTTTAGATCCAGCAGGCCAAGCCCAAGTCGAGATCGATTATGACATCACCGTCAAAGCGCCTAAAGCTAAACGCCACCCGAGCCTGCTCTACATGAGCAGCAGTGGCCAACTGCTGAGCCGGCACCCCGACCAGATGGAAATGGACCTGCGCACGGTGCCGACTCCCGACCGGCAACCGCTGCGTGTGGTGACTCCGCCAGAGAAACAAACCGATCTGAAATAATCCCCGTTAGAAACTCAAACCCAATAAAACCCACATCCTAACTCTATGAGTGATTTCCTAAATACCACCACCGAGGCCGCGACCATTGCCAGCCTTGCCCAATCAGCCACACAAGCTAACTTCTTCATCGAGGAAAATATGCCTGTTTTCAGCTTTAGTGACCAAACAAAAGTCGTCTTTGCTGAAAAATTGCTTCCGACCCCACTGCGGAACTCTGGCGCTGTTTTTCTGCTTACCCCGACGGACCTAGTCCGCTACCTGAAAAATCAAACCCAGTCAAAGGATGCAGGTCTTGAAGAAACCTGTTGGAATCCGGTCATTTTTGCAGACCGTGCCAAACTTACGTTTACAGCCATCCTGAATTACCCAACGGCCCAAAGGCCAGGTTGGGCCGATAACCGCGCCATTGTGACTCTTACAAAGTCTCGTCAACTTGTGACGTGGCAGGGTAAAAACGCGCAGAAGATGAGCCAAGAACAGTTTGCGCTGTTCCTTGAAGAGAATATCGAGGATATTCGCACGCCGACGGGTGCCCAGTTGCTGACTTTTGCCGAAACATTGGAAGCCACGCGCACGGAAACATTCAAAAGCAGCATCATCACGAGCACGGGCGAGCAAAAGCTTAGCTACTGCAGCGAGCGAAATGGTGAACAGAGCTCAACGCTTATTACCCAAATCACGCTTGGTATCCCTCTTTTTGAAGGTGGCGATCGCTATGCGGTGGAGGCCAAGATTTCTCACCGTGTCACCGAGGGTAAACTGACGTTTTGGTTCGATCTGCGCCACATCGAGCACATCATCGACCGTGCATGGATGGAAGAGTGCTCGACACTTGACGACAATGCGGCCGACTTTGTTCAGATCTACCATGGCTCAGCGCCGTCGAAACAAGATCCGTTGAGTCTAAACGGCTTCTAAACCAACCCCTTTGCGGGCGGGGCGTCATTGCGGGGAGGATTTTCCCGCCGCCACGCAGGATTAGAGTCACTTCTAAGTACTGGATTTGTGCAACCCTGCACCGCCCGCATCTCTTTTCATAGTCATGAACTATTCTAATTTTGCCGCACGCCTTCGACAAAAAGCCAGGCCTAGCCGGCGCACCTATCCCGAAGAGCTTCTAGCCACTATGTGCGAACTGGTCACCCAGCACGGCCTGACGGCGACCGCCTGCGTCGATGAACTCGTCGCAACCGAAGACGAATACAAAGCGGTCTCACGAACCGCACTTCGAGTCGCACTAAGCCGCTACATGGAGCGCACCGGAAAACGGCGACAACGGCTTAAAACGCCAGCCTGACCCTCGTGACGTGACACAACCGACCTACTTATGAAATCCCGCATCTACAAATAACCCTATGGCTCGCACTCAAATTAGCGCCGATTGGATACAGGTCCGCCTAGATCTTCCGCAAAATCCAAAGCTTCTACAAATGGTCAGCAAATTGTCCAAGACCATCGGCTTGTATGTCTTAGCGGTCTCGCCAGATGATCTTCTTTCTGGCGTGACAAGTCGCGTGACATGTCACGTGACACATCTTGTGACATGTCATGCCCTAACAGATGTGACAATCTGCGCTCTTGTTCGTGTCTGGGGTGCCGCCAATACATTTATGCGTGAAGGTGTCATTCTTGGAGCGTCACTCGACTGGGTGGATGGCGTGGCAAAAATCCCCGCTTTCGGTAAGGCGATGGAGTCGGTTGGCTGGGTGCAAATCACCCCAGCGGGGCTGCGCTTCCCAAACTTTGAGGAATGGAACCGCCCGAAAACCAACGATTTACGAACATCACCAGCAAGACGGAAAGCTATTCAAAGGCTTAGGGATTGGTTGATTAGTCATGATGAAAGTCACGCTGATTATCACACTAAAGTCACCGAATTGTCACAGCTAGAAGGGCGTGACATGTCCGTGACATGTCACGCCCTAAAGGAAAGGAAAGGACAGTATATTTCTAAGAGAGAGAGTAGCGCGAGCGCGACTGAGCCGATGACTGAGTTGGCGCTCCAAGCAGATGCCATAGCGTCAGTGTATCCTCGACAGGACGACCCACTAACCGTGCGGAACACGATCTTGAGTGAATTGCAGCGTGGGACCTCCGCCGAGGAAATGCGCACATGTGTTCAACGCTGTGTGGCTTTTATCCGGTCAGCACCCGGCGGGGCAGGGAATCGCTATGTGCCCAAGGCCGCGACTTTTTTTAGCGAGCAGCAATGGAGATCCCCCGAAGCTTTTGAGCAGCGTTGGCAGCCAAACCCTGTAAACGGCAACGGCACAAAAGAAACCCCCACTTTAACAACTGCACCGAAAGGAGGTTGGTAAAATGGTCAACAACCATCAATGCGAACGATGTGGTCGGCCTCATTCGGGCATTTTTCGCGCATGTGCGGATTGTCTCGATTTAAGCGGTGCAGAAGCTTATCGGCAGCAGCAGGAGGAGAAAGCTAAGGCTAGCCGCCAAGCTTCTCTGGTCGCCGACTGGCGTAGGCTAGTGCCTACGAGTTACCGCCAGACGGATTGGAACGACCCGCGCTTGAGTTCTGTGTGTTGTGATTTGGCTAAAAACTGGTGGCCGGCGTGGGATGCAGAGGCACGAGGCTTGGGCATTTACGGCGCCACAGGAGTCGGGAAAAGCCGCGCAGCGTGGGCAATACTGACTCGGCTGCACTTTGCAGGTTTTTCAGTGCTCGCTGTTGATGCGGTTGCGTTCGCCAAAGCCGCCAGCAGTTACAACGACGACGACAAAATGACCAAGTATGAGGCTCGCAATTTACTGCGCCGAGTTCGAAACGTAAAGGTGCTGCTGCTAGATGACATTGGCAAAGAACCTAGCAGCCCACGCACGGCTTCAGAGATGCATGATTTGCTCAATCATCGCGAGCGTGAGTGCCTGCCTACCATTTGGACGAGTGAACGCACCGGACCGGAATTGGCGGCTATGTTTGCGCAAGGAAACGCAAGCAGCTACGCAGACGGCATCATTCGCAGATTGCGCTGCGGCTGTAAGATTTACGATGCCACTCCAATGCCAAACAAATAATTACCCACAAGATTTTCTCATGAACCCAGACCCCACCACCCTAGAAACTCCTCAGTCACGCCATAATCGATTGGACCTGACAAAAACAATCAAACTCATCGATTGGATTCGCGAGCACGAAGCGGCTGCTATGGAGCAGCCAGACACTAAGTTAGCCTCTCAGGCTCAGCTTGAGTTAGGCTTCAAAATTACCGTGCCGAATTTTGTAAGCACGCGTGAAGGTCTTGGTATTCAGAAGGCTCGCCCACCAGAACCGCCGACCGAGATGGAAGCACTGACTGCGCGTGTAGCGGCGCTGGAAGTGGAATTGCAGCTTTTAAAGTACACGTCGAAACAGGAACAAAAAACCGTGCCGGAACCGTCGCTGTTTAGCGGTGAATTTTTACGCTCTCATGACCATGAATGAACCTTCTTTAGCAACGGTCATTGACCCCCATGTTTACCTCACCAAAGGCATCTGCCCTGCGTGTTTTAGACCATCGGCTCGTAAGCAAGTCTGGGTGCTTGAGATCCAGGGGTGTATCACACGATTGACGCTCGAACCGGCGATGCACAACCCTTGTGCCCGCGATTATCTGACTACGCTACCAGCCGGTAGCTTCCGAGCGCTCTGGATTGTGCAGACCAGTAGTCCAGGACTGCGCACGGCCAAACGTTTCCCCAACGACATCCCTGGCGCGCAAGATTGGTTTTACCTCGACCAGACTCCGACCGAGATCGAGTTTTGGACGACCGGTCCCGATAGCGCCAAGCTCACCGAGTATGCGGCCATTCAAGAGGCCTTCATGCCGGCAATCAAAGCCCTGATCGATAAAGCCACCTCTGACGAAGAGATCGCCGACATCGAGCGGCAGATTGCCTGGATCCATAAATTCTTACCCCCCCAGAAAGCAAAATGAAACCGACTCTGATTTTTTCCCCTATCATGTTTGGTGCTGCCATGGGCAAACGCAAAACAATCACACGACGTGTGGCGCTGGTATCGACCCAGAATCAGGTTGATATGTTGGCTGAAGCAATTTCTAAAGATACCGAACTCACCTTTTGGAATACCGCAATGAAAGCTCCTTATGGGCCTGACGGTTCTCAAAAACCTATGGTTACAGTTTGGGCGGTATCTGCCGAATACAATAATCTACGTCCAACGCATTTACCCACGAACACTCCAATTTGGTTTGATGACGGCACGGAAAAGCCAGCGGGTTACGGGAAAAAACGTCAGGCGCGATTTTTCCCGAAAAGCCTGTATCATCGCGCTCCTCAAGTAATGATTGAATCAACACGGGCTCAAATGCTTTGCTCAATCACGCATGAAGAGGCCTTAAAAGAAGGTATTTTCCAATCACCTGCCTGCTTTTACCGATATGAGCCGTTAGGAAGGGCTTTACCCACGCCTGTGGCTGCTTTTTTTGCGCTTTGGGACAGCATCAATGCAACGCGTAATCAAGGTCTTTATACCTCGGCAAATAACCCCGTCGTCTGGCGCATCCAATTTCAACTCCTCTAAATCCATGGCATCTCAACTCAACGGCGTCATGCTCGAAGGGCATCTATTAACACCGCCAGTCCTCATCGATGTGATGGGAGAAAAGCCGTATTGCACGGCCAGCCTATGCAACCGCGAAGAGTGGCGAGGTGCCGATGGTGCGGCCCGAAAGAGGGAGAACATGATTGGCATCGTGGCGCACGGGGAAACCGCGCAAAAGCTGGCTTCTCTGCAAGTTGGTGCGCATCTCACGTTCCTTGGGAAATTACAAACAACTGAAAGCGAAGTCGTCGGCCCGCGCGGTGGCAAGTCCACCAAGACGAAAGTTCGGGTGACTCAGATTCTTTATCTTCTATGAGCGTCATTGACTTTTCACTCGAAGACCGCCGGCGTTGGAAACTTTTCAATGGAAAGCAACGTGATCCAACGCACGCGTTTAAATCTGCCGGCGTGCCCTATTTTCGACGTGGAAAAGACCGTGTGCTAGGGCCGGACGATTTCATGCCCGTCGGCCCTCATGCAGGCAAGCAACTGCGCGCGGTGCCAGTGGATTACCTGCATTGGGTTGATGCGCAGCCGTGGGCTAGTCATTGGATACCGTGGGCGGCGGTAAGGGATTTTATGTCCCGCTACATTTTGGACAGTAGTGAGTCTGAACCAACATCAATGCCAGACCACATTATTTTTGTCTCTGGCAATGCCTTAACTGCTGACTCACGCAGCCTCGATGAGCTACACACTTTTGCCACAGCAGTGTTGCATTTTAACCCCAATCACGACTATGCCAGACCCACAAAAGACCACCCCGCAGGATATTACCCTCTTACAGCAAAAGGCATCGACCACGCGCTCCGCAATGGTGCTGCCAACGCATCGTGGACTTAACTGGACTCAGATGCCTGGACGCACTGGACCAATCCGTAAAATGCAATTTGCGCAGTTCAAACGAGGCTTATGGCCGGCGAAAAACCTGCACATCGACGAAAGCCTAACCGGTGAGGATTTCCTGACCGAATACCGCCGGCGGCTCAACATCATGAATGGTAAAAAATGAAAAACACAGAAAGCTCCCGATTTACTCGATGGACCCAGGAACAAGGACTTTACCGCGCTGGGCTCGGTATTGAGGCCATCATTGAAATGCGCCGTCTCAAAGATCAGCCTGAACCATTATTGCCCCGCGTAAAAAAAGGTGGCGGCGTTACGAGCACTTTAAAATATCTCGGACCGCTAATTCGCCACGGATTCGCTGAACTGCGCACCGATGTAAAATGCTATTACCTTCTGCCCGCTGGTGCCGATTGGTTAGCGCAGGTCGAAGAACGTTTAACCAGCAATCCGCCGCAATATCAATGCGGGTTGGAAGCGCCAAAGAATTACCCATGACCCCTCATTACTACGTCTGTCGATTTACCGTAGCCGACGCGATAATCAAACATGCCACATTGGAATCTGCCGCCACTAAATTAGAACGGCTGGCTGCCCAGCATCCCAACGAAACATTTGCAATTCTGAAATGCATCGGGATCACCCGCGCCGTCACGCCGCAAACTTTCTGGCTAGATGGCGTGATACCTCCGCAGAATTTTGACCGCCCAAGGGGACGCCCTGGTGTTGCCTTTAACGGCTAAATGGCGGGCAGGAGTGGCAAACGTAAACCCACCCCGCTACCTCTTGGCGTAACAACAGTGGAGGAACATACCAAAATAAAAAACCAAAACACTCAAATGACACTGACCAACGAACAAATTGCCCGCTGCTGCCACGAAGCAAACCGAGGCTACTGCCAAGCAATCGGCGACAACTCACAAGCCTCATGGGACGACGCTCCTGAGTGGCAGCGTGAAAGCGCCGTCAAGGGAGTCGAATTCAATCTTGCCAACCCCAATGCTCCAGCTTCAGCAAGCCATGATTCGTGGCTGGCTGTGAAAGAAGCTGACGGCTGGAAGTATGGACCCGTGAAAGACGCGGAAAAAAAGGAGCATCCGTGCTATGTGCCGTATGACCAGCTCCCAAAGGACCAACAACGCAAAGATGCGCTTTTTAAAGCTGTCGTGGCTGCACTTGCAGCATGACAAACACTTTAGAGTCGTTGGCATCAGCCAATGGTTCAGGGCACGGCAACCTTACAATGCCGAATTAAAAACCAAACGACAACGATAACATGGAAAACCCAACACCAAACCCAGACCAGCTAGAAGCTTTTGTCATTCAGACAAAACAATGGCGCAAAGACCTCGATGAATGCCTCCAACGCCTCAAGCAAAGCAGCGACATAGGTTACACCGGATGCCGTGCGCCAGATCATCCCGTGCGCTCGTCGCGGGAACGCAGCCTCGCCATCACCAAGATCGAGGAAGCAATCATGTGGCTAGGCATGGACCTAAAATCGCAAAACACGCCGAATCCATACCCCTACAGCAAAGATCCAACATCGATTGTAATCGAACCAACGGCGGATGGATTAAAAATGTAACGCCACCCGTGAAGGGCGCTCACAAAGTCCGAAAAACTAACGTGAGTGCCCCATACACCAAGAATCTCATGTCACAATCATCGAAACAATCAAAGCCGCTTATCAACACCTGGGTAGTGGGTCAGACCGATTATGGTAAATCAGAACGATAAGCAATTCCTGGCTTTTTAACATCTAATGCAAGCATGGTTTAATGGACTAAAAACAGCTAATTCTGAGCCCTTTTCGATCTTGACTATCCTTCTTTGGATCAGCCTTATCAAGCACCTTGGCAAAGACCCGTTGGGCCGCAGAAACACCGCTTTCTGCGGCCTTTGCGTTGGCTTTACGAGTAACTTGCTTTTTGGCTGTGCGAGTCTTGGTGGACATGGCCAGAATTTAGCAGATTTCGGGATTCTGGCACTTTAATAAGTTTCACAATCGGACTGACCCACTACCAACACCTGCCACAAGGCGAGCGCGGGCGTTTATCCGTCGAACAAAAAACAACATTGCTAACGTGTTGTGAAAACGCCAGGAACTCCCTCGGTCACAATCTGACTCTTGCCGCCGGCATCTCGCACTAAATAGCTTCCAGGTGCCATGGGAGTCACAAAAACAGGGCTACTACTCGCAGGTTTTGCTTTAAAAGCATCTAACTTGGACTGTAATTCCAGTGCCAACGCCTTCCATTCTAACCCTAGCTCGCTGCAGCGTTTGTATTTTGCGACAACTTCTGTGTGCTTTTGCGTAACGTTATTCACGAGTAGATTGAGTTTAGCAATTTCTTGGTTTTGCGCCTGAATTGTTGCCAGAAGCATTTTGGTTTGCTCACTATCGTCAGCAAAGGCTGAGCCCGTAAAACCTAAAAAGACAATGAAGAGAAGTGTTTTCATAGATGTCCACAACTTATCACAAGTCTAATTTAATGCAATCGTTGAAGCTGTGGCTGCCTGGACTACATACTACGAGCCTTAACCGCACCAAGGGGCGGGGGTGGATCGTCAGTTATAAGCAGCGACAGATTGAAGCCTGTGCCATGGCTAAAGCCATTGACGATCTGCATCTCAATGGCCCCCAAGTGGCTTATGCTAAGCGTGTACTCGTGGCACTTGCTGCCGGTGTGGCGGTGCAAGTCATTCGAGCCAGGGAAAAACCACCAAACTCAACGCTGAGTGGCAAAGCTCGGCTGCACTACATTCGCTGCACGACGCGCTGCTTGGACATCGAAAATTTCGCCGGCAGCACCAAAGGCATGACGGATTGCCTACGCTATGCCGTGCCATGGTTGCTACCCGACGATGATCGCGGGTCAGTGGATCTAACGCATTCACAAGAGCGCGTCGATCATGAGGATGAGCAAGGCACCTGGGTGATTCTCAGTCGCTCAAATCAGCCAGCATCCGCTCAAGTTGGCGGCGATTGA